CGTGGACCCAGCCACCGCGCGCCAGCTGACGACGTGGTTCGGTGACAATGCGCCGAGCGTGATGTCGAGCCTGCACGAGAGCATCCTCGGCTCGGACGCCACGGATGCGCAGACCACGCGCTACTACAGCGCCGTCAACAACCTGATGGACCAGGGCGCGGCCACCAAGACCTTGAACGACAAGGTCATGGCCGCACTGCCCAAAGATGTCGCCGCCAGCGCGACGCCGGAGCAGGTCAGCGATCTGGTGCAGAACCTGCGCGACTATGTCGCCGGCACCCACACCGACGGCCCGCAGGCGAAGGTCGACGCGACGAACCGCATGGTCGAGGACAGCTTGCGCCAGCACTTCGGCAGCAAGACCGACAGCCTGCTCGAAGCATTCGACAAGGAGCGCGAGGGCAGTGTGAAGAGTTCCCTCGGCGCGCCGGCCGACGCCGCAGGCGACCAGGAGGCGCTGGCCGGCTCGACGACCGAGCAGGATGGTGCCGATCAGGCCGCGCCGACACAGTACCTAGGCGCTGGCAAGGACGCCAAGAACCCGCAGCCAGTATTGTCCGATACCGCACATAAGGCGCAGGGCTTCGACACCCAGAGTCAGGCCGAGCGCCTGCTGGCCCAGGCCAAGGTCGACAACCCGGACAGCAACGTCGCGTTCACGCACATGCGTGATCTGCCAGACGACGTGCGTGCCAAGTTCCCTGATGCTTCGCAAGATCACGGTCTGGTCACGGTCGACAGCACCAAGGACGAGACGCGCATCACACCGGACGAGTTCAATGCCATGCGTGTCGACACCAGTAAGACCAGCCACGCGCAGGACAATCCGTCGCGCATCGACACCGGTGTAAAAGGCGCCGTGCTCGACGGCCGCGCCATCGTCAAGACCATGGAGGGCAAGCTGCCCTACAACGAGTCTGATGACAAAAGCCCGCTGCACCGCAAGGCGCGCGCATTCATGGAAGGCGTCGCCGGTATCCAGGATCACATGGGCAAGTCATTCGACGTGCCAGATTCAACCGTGATCGCCAAGAGCGGCGGCAAAGACTTCACGTATGGCGACGCCAAGAAACTGTCGTTCCGTCCGGACGACCCTGCGTGGATGCGGGGCAAGACCGACGCTGAAATCAATACCGCGCTGGGCCGCGCCGACACGCTCAAGGACATGGGCGATCGTGAGCTGGCACAGGCCCACGTGCGCGCGCAGGACGTGGTCGACAAGCGCACCGCCGCGTACCAGGAACAGGTGCAGCAGCTGCGTGCCAGTGGCACCCGGCTTGACAAAGCAGGTCTGGCTGATCTGCGCAAGACCATGGGCGTGGAGGACGCGCGCAGCGCCGTGGCCCAGGCCGAGACCGAGCAGGCCAAGCGCGACGGCGCCGTGCGCAAAGCCCAGAACCTCGACAATGCCGGCCGCACCGAGGTGGGCAAGGACGAGCAGATTCACACTGCGGCCGACCACAACACCGCAGCCGATCTGCAACAGCGCACCAACGACGACGGCACCGCGCTGCAGCATCAAAACTTCGATCAGAAAAATCCCGATGGCTCACTTCTGCCATCAACCCGCGCGGCAATCAGCACAAAGATCAACAGCCTGGAAAATGGCAAGACTGCCATCGCCCGCAACCTCGGCGCCAAGGCCCGCGACTTGTTCAACAATCTCGACGGCTTGAAAAAAGTCGATCAGGCGCTACTGGCCTCGGTGGTGAAAGACAAGGACGTGTCGTCGATCGCGTCGACAGTGAACGATCTCTATACCAAGTATGCCAAGGTGATCAGCGAGAAAGCAGGCGCACCAAAAAAGCTTAACACCTTCACGGAGCGCGTGCTCGGTGAAGGCGACCTCGCATCGATCAAGAAACAGATCAAGGCCAGCGACGACGTGGCCGGTGTGCAGCGCGCGATCGACTCACTGGCTGAGCACGCCGACAACCCGCGCGCCAAGGAAGTGCTGGATGCGGCGAATGAGCGCATGACGAAGTTCGTCGAAGGCCCGAACGGCGAGAGCATCAAGTACAGCGCGCAGATGGACCACGAGCAGCGTGCAGCATCGAGCGAGGCTTCGCGCCAGCGCGACGTGGACATGGTGGAGTCACTGCGCAAGAACTTCGCACCGGGCATGCGCGTGCATATCGTGGAAGACGCAACGATCCCAGCCAACGGCCAAGTACGCCAGCACACGGATGGGCATTTTGAAATCCGTGTGCGCCCCGCGCGCAACGCGTTTGAGCAGGCCGATGTGATCGCGCACGAGTTTGGTCACGCACTGCAGACGCACCTGTATGACACCGCCCCCGACGCTGTGAAGTCGAAGATTCGTGGCGAGTACGACGCGCTGGTACAGAAGTACAAGGATGATCCGACACTGACGGCAAAGGACTATGCACGCGACTTCCTCAACTCGTCCTCGCTGCTCGACGCTATGAAAGCGGGTACGACGGAATCTGCGCGTAGTCTTATGGACCGCATGGATGCTGCCGGTGAGCGCATAGGCCAGAAAAATTATGCGCGCGACTTCGACGAATACTTTGCTAATCAATTTGCAAAGTACATATCAGCCGGCGCCGAAACTGCTCCGGTTGAAACACGCGGGTTCTGGCAGCGCGCTATGCGTACCATGATGAAGTTCTATAAGGACGTGGTGCAGAAAACTCAGCCCGGCGTCGAGTTCAAGGCTTGGGCCGAATCCCTGCGCACCGACTCGGAGGCAAAATTCAGCGCCCAGCGCATCGACCCGAACCTGACGCACACCTCCGGTGTAGAGGCCGACGTACACGACTACATCAACAAGGTGCTGGGCAAGTCCGTGGACGTGGAGTTCGCGAAGATGCTCCACGCTGGCGAGTTCTTCAAGGACGGCGCGCGCACCGCAGCAGGTATGGCTGAGGACGTGATCCGCGTCTCCGTGCACAGCCTCGATCCAATGTCGACGGCGTACCACGAATCCCTGCATGGCTTCATGGCCAAGCTCAATGACCAGAACCTGAAGGACGCAGCGTCGCCATTATTCAAAGCGGCCGACTCCCCTGGCATCCGCCTCAAGCTCGAGCGCCTGCTGGTCGGCGAGCCTGCCGCGCTTAAACAGATCGCCTCGAGCAGCGAAGAGCGTGCAGCCTATATGTACCAGTTCTGGGCGAATGGCCAGCTCGAACTCGGTGGCAAGGCCGCGACGACCATGGGCAAGATCGGCGAGTTCTTCCGCAAGATACTGGGCCTGTGGTCAAACGATGAGCGTGCGCTGCACATCATGGATCACTTCCAGAGCGGCGAGTATGCCAAGCAGATGAACGACCGCGGCGCGGTGCAGGCGAGCCTGCTCAAAGGGGCCGACGGTCCACTGAGCCGCTTCAAGGAAATGATCGGCCCATTTGACACGCTGGCCTCGCGCGTCGTCAGCACCGGTGACGCGCAAGTGCGTGATCTGAAGAACGCCGCGCTGACGAGCATGCTCGACAAAGTCCTCTCGCCGCTGCAAGGCGACCATGGCGACGTCGGCTATATCCCGGCCGCACGCGCCAAGCGCACCGCCATGCTCAACGATCTGGCTTCCGGCCTGCACGGCTATGAGCCAGCTGTCATCACTGACGCGCTGCAATCGATGCAGCGTGGTGAGCGCGGCGCGTCGCCGGCCGAGCGCCAGGTCGTGATGCGCGTGCGCAAGACGCTCGACTCGATGTACGGCTACATGACAGACTCGGGCGTGAAGATGGGCGATCTCGGATATGGGAAAGATTATTTCCCGCGCGTGTGGGATGCGAACAAGGTGCTCAGCAACGAGCCGGCGTTTCGCGCCATGATGCAGCAGTACAAAGACAGTGGCGAGTTCAGCGGCTCTGTCGATCAGATCATGGCTGCGCTCACGCGCGGTGATGGCTCCGAGCTGCAAGTGGAAACCGCCAAGCCCGGCAACCAGTTCACCAAGGAGCGTATCCTCGGCTTCATCAAAGGCCACGACGCTGCGCCCTTCCTGAACGACAACCTGTACCAGACACTCAACAGCTACATCACCCAGGGCACGAAGCGCGCCGAGTGGGCGTCGCGCTTCGGTGACGATGGCGCTGGCCTGAAGAAGATCTTCACCGACGCGCGCGCTGCCGGCGCCACGGACGATCACATCGAGCTGGCCCAGCGCTACCTGAAGGGCGTCGACGGCACACTGGGCGACTCGATCGATCCGAAGCTGCGCAAGGCGTTCGGCAACATGATCGTCTACCAGAATATCCGGCTGCTCCCGCTCGCGCTGTTTTCTTCGCTCATCGACCCGCTCGGCATCGCCGTGCGCGGTGGCTCAGCAGGCGACGCATTCAATGCCTTCAAGCGCGGCATCAAGGAAATCCCGAAGGGCTTCAAGGACGTGAACAATCGCAAGGATGACCAGTGGACCAAGGTCGCCGAGAACATGGGTGTGATCGACAGCGCCGTGCTGCAGCACACGATCGGCACGTCCTACTCACAAGGCATGACGAGCGACATCGGCCGCAAGATCAATGACACGTTCTTCAAATACAACCTGATGGAGCAGTTCAACACGTCGATGCGCGTGGCCGCAACCGAGAGCGCCGTGGGCTTCCTCGGCCGGCACGCCGATGGCACCGCCAGTCCACACAGCGCGCGGTGGCTGAAAGAGCTGGGCCTCGATACGAAGGACGTGGTCAAGCAGGCCGACGGCTCCCCGGCACTGAGCGTGGACGACTTCAAGGCCGCTGGCCAGAGTGACACCAAGGCCCAGGAGTCGGCCACCAAGATGCAACTGGCCGTGAACAAGTGGGTCGACGGCGCTGTGCTGCGCCCGAACGCCGCGCACAAACCGATCTGGATGAATGACCCGCACTTCGCGCTGGTGTCGCATCTGAAGCAGTTCGTGTACTCGTTCCAGGAGACGATCTTAAAGCGCGTGGCCAACGAGAGCCGCAACGGTAACTTCGGGCCGGCCTACGCGCTGGCCAGCTATGTGCCGTTCATGATCGCCGCCGATCTGGTCAAGGGTCTGGCCGTCGGCGGCGGCTCGCAGCCGGCGTACAAAGACAGCTGGGACGCTGGCGACTATCTGTGGAGCGGCGTACAGCGCGCGGGTGTGTTTGGCGTGGGCCAGTTTGGCCTGGACGCGCTCAAGGGCATCAAGCGGGGCACCACGGGCATCGGCGCGCTGGCCGGTCCCTCGGTCGAGCAGCTGGGTGACGCGGCGTCGACTGTGGGTGGTAGTGAGCAGTTCAAGACCTTCGCCATGGATGCGCTGCCGGCGAATGCGTTGTTCTCCGCAGCAGAAGCGACGACCACCAACGCGGCCGATTAGCTTTCCTTTAGGTAATACATTAAAATCGCTTCACTTTCTTCAAAAGGAAATTACCATGCCATCCAATAATCGCCCACAACTTCGCACCGATGGTTCGTTTGACTTCGGTCCCAATATTTTCGTCGCCGCCATGTCGGTCAACGCTGTCGGTGATCCGCAGCTGGTCAATCCAATTAACCGCACGGTCATGCCGACGATTAATGTGGTCTCGAACGTCGCACCAAGTAATTCCGATGGCCGTCCGGACGGCACCATTTATCTTCAAACGGCCTAAGTCATGACGCTCAAAATTAAAGTAAATGGGGTGTGGACCGACCCCATCGGACTATTCACCAAACAGAATGGTGTCTACGCGGCGGTGGTCGGCGCTTTCACGAAAGTGAATGGTGTGTACCAGTCAATTTTGAATACAGGCATAACCCTGCGCCAAATTTCTACACGATCGTGGTTCCCTGGTGTATCAGGTGGTCCTACCTCATCGCTCTTCCACAGTGAACACCCCGTGTTTGAGGACACAAACCAGATTCAACTTTTCTATGCGATGTTCTACTCTCGTTTAGAAACGCCGGCTGCCATTGGTCAGAAGATGGCCCTGCGCATCGAGTATCCGGTTGGAAGCGGAACTGTATTCCACATGACGTTCAATGGTGGCGCGACTACCTACACCACCACTGGTACTGAAGACATAAGCACTGATCTTATGACGCTGCCATTCACTCTGAAGGCAGGCACGTTCTACCGTATCAAAGGTGCGTGGGCATGCACGGGTAGCCCGACAGGCTCTGTTCTGTTCTGTCAGGGCGGTTCGGCACCGCAATTCAACGCTGCGCATGATCTATTGCAGTATGGTGGGTCGCTGACTACAACCAATGTATTTACCAGTCTGGACGAGGCAAGCACCGCATGGAATACCCGTGTAAATTCTGACCCATCATCAAACTATTGCATCCTGCCGTGTGCAATTGTTGGCCCTGGAACCATCCCAGCTATGTTCGTCGCAGGTGATAGTCGAACAGCAGGCGGCAGCGCGGATCAGGCAAATGATGCTACCAACCTTAGCATGGGGGCGGGTGCCCGTATGATCGGTAACGTCTATCCATACATCAATGCGGCGCAATCTTCTGACAGCGCTGTGTACTGGACCACGACGACATCTGCTACTCGGCGACTGGCATACCTTCGTTTCTGTACCGGTACGCTCAATGCTATGGGCACCAATGACGCCCCTAACTATTCAGCTGGCAATGCGCAAAATCTTGTCGCACTCGATACGGCAATGAAAACGTTGATGGGCACGGCTATCCACCCGTACATGACCATGACCTTACCGCCGCAGGACGTCGACTCGAACAGCCGCTACGACATACTTGCCAACATGTCGGCTAACGTTGGCTACTCAGCAAAAGCTGTTCTCAATGCCTACCGCCTCGCCCAAGTAGGTAATGGTGGAATGTACGACCACACGTTTGACCAAGCCCCACTAGCGCAAGACCCTAGCGACTCGACAAAGTACCGTGTTGATCCGCGTGCGCGCCAATTGGCCGTAAGCACCACTGTCGGTTCAAGCACCGTCAACGTGACGAGCGGAACGCTCACGCCCGCTGATGATTTCGCACAGGCGCGTGTGATGGGTGCAGGAACTTCCGGTGCCAACCTTGATGTCATTATTCGGTACGTAAGCGCAACGTCTTTCACGATGACTAAACTGGCGCAGTATAATTTTGGGCCGGTCGTTGTCAACGCCGCGACTGCGGTAACAGGTGGGGTTTGCTGGTTCGGTACGCGATACAGCACGTCGGACGGCATCCATGAGCAGCCACGTTTAGGTGTCTCGTACCAGACCATCGCGCTGTCGGCTCGCTTGTAAAACATAGGTAAAAGGAGCCTGGACTGGAAGATCGGAGGGACAACGGAATGGCTCTACGCCCGGTGAACCTTCCTTTCTTCTATTCTTCCATATTATTATTATTATTATTATTATTTAAAAATATAGAAGAAGTGAATAAGTGCCAGAGAAATTTTCGGCGATGGAAGTGTGGAAGTATGGAATAGTGGTGCCATAGTTCGGGACTGTGCGTCCCATGCAAACAGAGTCATGGCCCTCATATTGAAGAAGCCCAGATAGGTAAAACCTGTCCGGGCTTTTGTTTTATTGCGATGCGAGTTTAATCCAGCGGCACCAGGGCATGCACCACGGCGCGGAAGATGAAGTCCTTCGCCTGCTGTTCCGGTGGCAGCTGATTAAACGGCATGATGCACGGGTGCTGCTTGTTGACCGGATCTTTATAAGCGCCGTACGTCCAGCCGTCAGCGACCTTCTGGGCCGTCCAGCTTGCGTGCGACGCTTCAGGGCCGGCGTCCGGATTCGTGGTATGCAGCGTCACGCCCATCTTGGCCGAGGAACGTTGCCATTCAGGCGCGTCTTCCCACGCTGGCTGGCTCAGATCGCCCAGGGCCTCGCAGTAGGCTTTATTGACCTCGTGGGCAACACGAGCCACGTCGTCCTGGCTAAACGCTGCCTTGGCCCCATTCTGGCCCTCCATGGCGAGGTTTTCCTTGAGTAAATAGCCTTCGAGCATCCAAACCTTGTCGATAGCCATTTTGCGGGCAATATGCCGGCCGATCTCGGCGTCGAAGTTCTCCGCGCTGGCGCAGGCCGACTCACCCGTGACCGTGAAGCCGTTCTTGAGCGTGAGGACGCAAAAGGTGAGCAGGCCAAGCGACGGGCTGAGCGCTTCGACACCAGTGTAGCTGGCCAGCGCACCCTGATCAGCGGTGAAGTAATTCTCGGCCACGACGGTGTCGTTGATATGGTCTAGCGTGACGCGCGGCGCTTGGCCCGGGGCATAGGCTTTGATCGACTGGGCAATCATGGCGTCGGCGATCTTGCCGGTGTCATTCATTTTCTTTTCGACCGCTTCGGTCTTCGCTGCTTGCCCCAACTGGTACGGCATCCACTCGGCGAACTCGGCGCCGGGTTTGGCATCGCCTTCCTGGACGAGCAGCACCGACGTGCGCGCATAGGCTACACCGTTCGCGTCAGAGACCATCAAGTTGACGCAGCGGTCGTTCCACACCTTAGCGACGATCGCCGCCAGTGGTTGACCTGCTGCGGCCGCGCCGGGGAAGCCCCGGGCAGGATAGTAGTGGACGATGCGGCCCACGGTAGGTTTGATCATGACTTGCCTTTCGATGTGCCGCGACTTCGCACGATGCCGGCGCGCGGCTGACCAGGAACAGCGGACCTTTTACAGCGCGTGCTAGGCAGCGAGCACCTTTCTGTACTCAGCCAACAGCGCTTTATACAGCTCGGCCATGAACGTATCACCCGGCTCGAACGTGTCCATCAAGCGGGTCAGCACGACGTTGTCTTCTTCGCCGAACCAAATCTTGATGTACGTGCCCTGTTTATAGCCATGATCCTGACGGAAAAAGTTCAGGACATTCTTGGCCACGTACTGACGGTACATATCGTCCCAGCTCATCGCCATGTCACCCATCAGGGTTTCAAACAGCAGCAGGCTAGTGCGGCGCGCGACGGCCAGACCGATCAACAGCTCGAGACGATCCGTGAAGGTCATCGCGGCCAGGACGTAAGCTCTGCCATCGAAGTAGATAGCGTCGCCCGCATAGATGCTCTCCACGGACGACGTGAGTTCACCAGTGGCCGCGACGACATCGCCATCATGGGCAATCAGCGTGTGGGACAGCATGAAGTGCCAGATGTCGACCAGCTCCATGCGCACCTGCGGCACGTCGGTCGACTGCTGCTTCCACCATTTCCAGCCATAGTGTTCCATGGCCTCGGCGCCTTCGACAATGGCCGCGCGCAGGAATGGGTAGCCGGCTTTGAGCCAGCCAGGATTGACCTTGGCGTTCATTTCCAACTGCAGCTTCAGCATGCGCAATGCTTGAGCGGTCTTCATTTGACACCGACGTTTTCGTTGAGCCAGATGATCAGGCCGTTCTTGTCGGTCGGGACATCAATCGACTCGCGCTCCGGACGCTTTTCTGCGGTACCGTCAGCCTTGAGCTTCGTGGACAGCTGGCTCGCTGCTGCATCACTTGAAGCGAACTGGCGGCGCACTGTATTGGTGTTGTCGGTGTACGTGACTTGGTAAAGTTTCATGCGTTACTCCTTGGTTGGTGCTGCGTTAAAAAGTTTTTCTTCAAGCGCCTTGTCGCGCTTGATGTTCGGTGCCCAGGCGATAAAGCCACCATCGCTGGTCCACACACCGGGTACCTGCTTGCCGCCCTCAGTGAGCAGCTGCACGTGCGTGCCGTGCGGCGCCGGCTCGCCGTTGGCAGGGTAACGCCAACGGGACTCATTGGCGACGGAGTAGCCTTCGGGATTCGTGCGCGTCGTCATCACATATCCCGAGCGTCACGAAAGCCAATGAACACCGGGTGCCGCGGCGCGTCGACAACACCATGTTCAAAGTGCTTGAACTTGATGATCTTGCCCAGCAGCTCTTTTGGTTTGTACCAGAACTCCTGGCGCTCCGCCGCCGTCATGCCGGTACCGATGTTGAAGGTGTAGGCACTTTCGACACGCTTGCCATTCTCATCGATAAAGATGCGCCGGCAGACGAACGCACCAAGCGTCCCTTTGCCGTGTTTGTTTTCCTTATGCGAGCTGCGCTTGGTGCGGCCCAGCTCGTTCGTCGTGGCGACGTTGTCGTTCATCTGCTCTTCGACATAATCGACCACGATCGCCTCGCCATCCGAGAAGCGCTTGAGCTTGAGCAGCCCGCCTTCGCGCACGGTGCTGCGGCCGAATTTATACGCACCATTGGGATCGCGGACCATGACGCCCTCGTAGCCGTCGACCAGCTGCTTGGCCTCGTATTCATCGAGTTCTTCGATGCACGTGATTAGCTTGTGCTCAACGATATCGAACGGGCAGTCGATGAGCGGCGCGCTGTATTCAAGACGATTCGCCATGGCCAGCGCCGGCCAGTTGTCCTGAAGGCGTGTCACACGCTCGCGCGCAGTCGTCAAGCGCTCGTCGAACCCGGTACCCAGGGCTGCGTCGAAACTGTCGAACACGTGGAACGTGAACACCGGCGTCTTGTTGATCGACATGACACCGCTCGTCGTGTTCTGCATGGCGTTCGGGTCCGTGGCACTGCCTACGATCAGCTCGCCGTCCAGACCGATCGCCTCGACGATGCCGAGTGTGCACTCGACATGGCGATTCGGGATCGGCTTCATGGAGCGCGACATGACGTGGACAACACCCGGCGCCGAAGAGGCATGCAGCGTCGCGCGCACGCCGTCGATCTTCGGGCTGGCCAGGACAGGGAAGCGGATGTCACTACTGGTGTCTGGTTTGCCGGCAAGCATCGGCTTGAACATTTTGCTCATTTCTTTTTCCTCTTATGCAGCACGCCTGAATAGGCTTGCACCAATGCGAACTTCGCGTCTTCAAACTGATCGTCATCACCCAACTGGCGCACGCCCGGTGCATAGAAGTTGCGCGTGACCGGGTCGTGCTCGGCGGTACCGACCATGCGGTCACGCAGGCGATTTGCCAAGCCGTGCATGATGTCGACCGTGCCGTCCGGGATTTCCTTGTCGGCGCAGATGCCCAACTCGCCAGTTTTCCAGCAGTAGAGAACAGCCATTATTTTTTGCCCTTTGCTTTATCGGAGACCTTGCTGCGAAAGACGATGCGCAACGCTTTGAGCGCCAGCGCATCGCCGCCCTTGGCCATGCCGGCCACGTGAACACGTGCGGCCTCGTCGTGCTTGAAACGGGTACCGAACGTCTGAATCTCGAAAAACACTTTCGTGGTTTTCTCATCGACGCATTCATACACGCCCCAGCCCTGTGCTGCCGACTCACTGCCTTCATGGTCTGACCATGAGGTATCAACGGCGTTCTGCGATGCTTTGGCAGAACGTGCAGTTGAAGTAGCCGAGGTCGACGCGGCGCGGGTCGACTTCTTGACCACAGATACACGTACCATCAAAATTCTCCGGTTTTTTCTGTTTAATCCGCGCCTTGAAAATCCCGGCGGTGACTTCGGCCAGAGAAATCTTCTCGGCCATTTCGAGGTGATTCTCGTCCAATTATTTTCTTCCCGAGGTGATACAAAAGCCAGGTCGTCAGCACGATACGGTACGTCGAACTGATGACCCGGGACGTGGTAAAAAGAGGCATGAAATTCATGCTTACCCCTGGGTGACGCCGATAATAAATTCCGCGATCTCACGCGGGGTGAGAATGCGCTTCATGAATTCGGCTTTGGTTAATGGGTGTTCCCACTCGCGGTGCACGAAGATCACACCGCCCATCGGGGAGCCGATGACGACGGCCAGATTGCGCCCTTCCTCATGGCGATTTAAACCCCAGTCAAGCTGCAATGCTGACAGATCAATCGGCACGATCGTACTGTCCCGCAATGGCAGAGGCTCGAACTTGTATTCGATCCAGAGATCAGCGTGGTGCCCAGAGTACCAGCAGTCCCAAATGCCCGAGGTGTACAGGTTATTATTTTTCATATAGTAGGGATCATGGCGGCCGGCCGGCAGATGTGCGTGCACCCGGCCAGTGAAGCGGGTCTCTGGGCCAGACATCAGCGCCCCGCTTCGTCGAGCAGGCGGCGGAAGTCTTCAGCGCTGAGCGAGACCTTGCCGGAGTCACGACCACTGCCGAACTTCACCGATTTTAATTGCTCTGGTTCGGCGCGTGGTGCGCTCGGCGCCACGATGAACCGGTCGTCCTTGCCGGCGCTGCGCAGCTGGTATGCTGTCAGCACCAGCGCGCCGAAGCCCGCCGCCGCCGTGTGCAGCACAGCGGACTCGGCGTCGTGGGACTCGCCTGACCAGAATGCAGACAGGTGACGATGCGTGGCGCCGTAGACGCGGCCCCAGTCCATGCCCTTCTCCCAATTGCGGTCCGCATATTTCTGCGCACCAAACGTGAAGACGCGCGCCACTTCGTTGATCGCATCAGGCGGCAGCAGTTCATGGCGCACTTTGCCGGCGTCAAGTTTGACGCCATTGGACGCCATGCCGGCCGGCTTGGAACCGTCGGCGGCAAGTTCAGCGGCAAGGACATCGATATCAATGACCTGACCATTACGCGTGTGCACGCGATCACGGTAAAAAGGACCAGCACCCATTATTTTGCTCTCCCGCAAAATGATTTGAAATCAGGCCCAAAGTAAAAACGAAAGTCTTCACCAGGGATAAGCATGCCGGCGATCCATAGCACCACAACAGTGGCACCGATGGCGCCTAAAATTGCGCGGATCACGCACCCGCTTTCCACAGCGCCTGCAAATGCTCAGCCTGGGCCACGGCGTCGAACAGCGCATTGTGGGCGCCCTTGTTGACCGGCTTCGGCACGTCCTTGAAGCGCGGGTTCGACTTCATGGTGCGAAAGCACCGCGAGTTGAAGAACGACCACGGTGCTTTTTGCTGGCCGTAAGCATGCTGCAGCATCGGGATATCGAAGTCCGCACCATTGCTCCACACCTTGACAACATCAGGTTTGACATGCGTGGCATTGAACCAGTCGCGCAGAGCATCGAGCGCAGCGCTGAGTGTCCGGACATTCTTATCGCTGAACACAGCCTGCGCCGCTTTATCCTGCTGCATCCACCACGCAAGTGTGGATGGCGAGATCGTACGGTACTCGTCCAGGTTCGACTGGACCGTGACGACCTGATAAAAGCCAGCGTCGTCGATCTTGTCAGCGTTGAAGCGCACAGCGCCGATCGACAGGATCACGCCAGTGACAGCAGTGTCAAGCGTCTCCAAGTCAATCATGACGTGCTCGTAAATATCTTTCTTTTTCGTAGCCATTTGGCCTCCGACTATGTGGTACGCGCGTTAAAAAACCCCTACGGATTTCTCCGTAGAGGCGGTGGCTTCGCAGTTAGAACTTAGGCGGTAGCCGGCGTCAGCTTGTCGACTTTCTTCTGCGCGGCGTCGATGGCCTTCTGCAGTTTTGCGCCGGCGCTGGCATGGGTCTTCAGTTCGGCGGTCGCAGCTTTCAGTTCAGCGGTCGCGTCCTTCAAAGCCAACTTGCTCGCCGCGGCTTTTTCTTTGCCTGCGGTGATGGCTGCTTTGTCAGCGACTTTTTGCTCAGCTGGGGTCAGAACTTTGGATGGGGTACGTGCCATGATAAATTTCCTTCAAAGATTTAGTGTAAGCCAGCTCATTGAGTCTGGTTGCCCGAGAGATCAGGCGATTGATGATGCTTTTCCTGCGTCGCGTACCGGACTCGAGGTCCAGTGCCGCGATTACTTCCTCATGGGTCAGCTCGTCAATGATCTCCCCCAGTCGGCGCATGGAATGCACGGCTTCAGAGACATACCACTGACGAGTTGACATACGAGTCCTTCCTTACCGGCGCGGGGCCGGGCGTTTCGCCGTCGTGCGCGATTTTGGTGGAGCGACAACACCGTACGACGACACGTCCGGTTCCTGGGTCAAACGGTCGAGCGCTTCAGCTTTACGCGCCCAGTGAACTTCGACCGCTTCGTTCGGACGCGGATCACCGAACACGAGCTTCGGATAATCGACGTTCGGGTCCAGCGTCACATTCGTGATCAGGCCGATCGGCGTGATACCGAACTTTGCCGCCGTGCTGCGCACGTAACCATCAAAGCCCTTCAGGCCAGTTGGCGATACGTCGAGCGTCCACAGTGGCGTGTCGTCATCTGCATCAGGCGGCAGGACGGCCAGACGGCGACCGTTCTTGCACGCCTTGCCGGCGCCGGCCGAACCGAACTGGTTCATTGGGCACGAAGCACAGGTGTCGGACTGCTTGACTGGCGAGTTGTCACTTGGGACCAGCTGCGTCGGGTTGGTACCGAGCGCGAAGCAGGTTGGTGGGACGATGTCATCCTTGTTATAGGCACCTTCGTAGAAAGTGTTCGCCGAGATGAAGTCGACGATGACGATGTCCAGGCTGTCGGTCTCGCTGCCATCGGGCAGCACGAACTTGCCCGGTTTGAGTTTGATCTTGTCGCCGCCTGCGGACTGGGTCTTATCGGCCAGAGCGGCCAGATCGGCTTTCATCTGCGCTTGGATGGAGACAAGCGCGCCGGTCGATGGTTTTTTCACTGCGAGCGCAGTGCTAGGTTTTGCTGCTGGTTTCGCAGTTGCTGGTTTTGCTGCTACTGCTGGTTTTGCGGCCGTTTTGGCTGGTGCTGCTTTGGCTGTGGCCATGATGTACTTCCTAGAGGGAGTTTGTGGAGTTTGTGTGCAACGGTCTTACACCTGCGCCGCGCGGCGGCTTACGCCACTTTGCGGATATTCAGTTTCTTTTTCGTGAACGGTTCGACGCCAGGAACTTTGCCCTTCGTCTCGAACAATTCACGAATCGCCGGCTCGCTGGTACGACGCTGCAAGAGATGCGTGAACTTGTTCTTGATGATGTAGGCCCAGAGCGCATCCCAGTCGACGACGTTACCGGTGAGTGAAGAACTGATGGACACCGTGGCCAGCTTGCCGGTCGACTTGTCGACACCCTGCGCTTCCATGGTTTCCATCAGCTCGGTCTCGGCAGCGGTGATGCGCGCCTGAATCGCTTTTTCTTCTTCCTGCTTTACACGCAGCTCTTCGCGAATCTTGTAGATTGCATCGATCTGCAGACCAAGCGACGGCGCCTTTCGTGGCGCTTTCGTAATGGCCTCCTTCTTTACTGTAGGCATGATTGTATTCCTTTCTTTTACGTTGTGTACAGCTTTGTTTGACAGCGATTGAAACTTTTAGCCGAACTCAGTTGGTGGGACGACTTCGATTTCCTTGATGCGACTTTCCAACCGCCGCGCCGCGTGGTCGGTCAGCATGGCGATCAGCGCTTCGGTTGCAGTGTCACCGTACCCATTAGCGGCGAACTTACCGGTATGTGGATTCAGGTAACAACGCACGCGCTTCTTCCCAGTGATTACGTGGAATTCACTATCCATGAAACTGAGACTGCCAGCGGCAACGACGATGTTATCGAGCGCCAGGAGGATTTCGTCGGAGGTCATTTCAACCTCGCTTGAGCCATGTTGATTGCCAGTGCTCCCAACGCATCACGCACTGATCCACCACCACCGGTCATCAAACCCTTATCACTTTCAAGTTTATAACTGATCTGCCAGCTGTGAGTATTAGAAAGGAAAGTACGCTCGAGCTTAATACTGCCGCGCACCAGCAGATTTTCGAGCATGTCGAAAAGCATGGCATCCACTGCGGGATCACCAGCTGGTAAATCTGGTTGGTAGTCTTTCCACTTCGGATTGAGCAGTCGTGCATACGCAGAACTAGCTTCCGGTTTCCAGTCATCCATCTAACCTCCCTGCGACCTGATAAGCAATCAGCTGACCAATCACGTCTTCGCGCGTTGGGCCGTTGAACTCTGCGACTGGTCTACCAAAGTCCACATCACCGTCGATCGGATAAAGCGTTATACACGGCGGGTTCTGAGGTTGGTTCCCATCTACCACAAGACTGCCGCTACTTATCGCCGTCCACAGTGCTTCGATCTGCTGTGCTTCAGTTGGTGTGTTCATTCCAGCCTCTCTGCAACTTGGAAAGCGATCAGTTGGCCGATCGCGTCTTCGCGCGTCGGGCCACTAAAAGTCTTTATACGCTCACCATTACTACCGTTCGTAGTGTTTGTATAGAGTGCCAAAGCTTCAGCACGGTCGCTGCCTACTTCTCCTGGAATATCGACACTAATCCAGTACTTTGAACTGCGTAGCATCGCCCATAGTGCATCGAGCTGCTGTGTTTCAGTCAGTATGTTCATTCCAACCTCTCTGCAACTTGAAAAGCGATCAATTTTTCAAGCATATCTTCAAGGGTCATTGCCCGAAGATAAACCACAGCTCGTGTTTCAGGATTTTCAAGCGCCATACAAAAATCATCGGCCCAGAGAATGACAGGATATTGAATGTCCCGTTGGCCCGGCGAGTGAAAGGATTTGTTGTAGCCCTTCGAGGTAAGCAGCCACCACAATGTGGCGATCTGCTGATCCTTACTTGGAATAATTGGCTGCATAGCCACCCTCACAATTCAACGGAATATCTGCACACCACGTCGGCGGCGTCCGCATGATTTTCATCATGTCATCGAAACACTTCTTCACCTTAGCGATAGTGGAGATGCACACCACTTCATCATGAGTTGTGGTGACGACGCGCCAGCCACGGTGCGCAATATCGAGCATCTGCTCAGCGACGATGATCCTGGCCAGTGCCTGCACCAAGTTCTCACATAAAAGCCCGCCGTAAATCTTGACGCGCTCGCCCTTGCGCTCATATGACCACTCGTCCCAATCGGTTTCCTGATTGCGCTCGAGTTTGAGCTTCGGATACTTCAGGCACACACCATTCGGCAAGTAGACCTTGTCCTTGTCCCACGAGATGCACTTGTGGGAGCCGGTGATGCCGCGCGCCATCTGCGGCAAGATCACATCGGTGCAGAACTTCCAGCCCTGCGCGATCTTGAAGTTCTCACGCCGGTACGTGTTCACGATGTTCTTGCACATCGATTCCTCGAAGAAGACCGGTGGACCCATGTTCCCCAGCGCCAGCGTGGTCTGGAACTTGTTGTGGCCCATCTGATAGCCCAGGCCCAGCACGGCGACCTTGCCGACGAAGCGTTCGAGCTTGTCCTTCTTGGTGATCTCGCGACCGTAAATCTTGGACGCGAACCGGCAGTAGGCATCCACGCCCTTGCCGGCGTCGGCCGCCGCAAACGCATCGAGAAGATCGGTCTGATCCCACAACCAACCATTGACTCGTGCTTCGATCTGGCCCGAATCGACGACGACGACCTGATGACCCTTCGGCGCCAGGATCGACTTGCGCAGCGTGCCGGTCGTGGCCGGATTGTCCGGGTCTTCACGCTTGAGGTTCTGCATGTTCATCTTGTTGCCACCGGACCAGCGCCACGTGTGCGCGCCGGCATACTTGAGGAACACCGGTAGCGGCATCCCGTTCGCACCGGCATTGAGGAAGCGCTGCGCACGCGTCTCATTGGTCGTCGACTTGACTGACAGGCGCGTCTCGACCAGGTCGCGGACCTTGGCGTCCGGGTGCTCGAGCAGCGAACCGAACGCAAGGTCAGTCTTGGCGAATGCATACGCCCACTTCTTCGATTCGTCGCGCGTCTTGAAGTAAGCCGGCGAGATTTTCATCGGTGGCTCGACGCCCACGTCGCGCAGCATCTGTGCAAAGACCTCATTGCTGCCGATGGCCTTCTTGGCGCGGAACAGGAGCAGCGTGCGAATGTCCGGATTGTCGTGGCCCTTCTTCCTCAGTTCGCTGATCTCCGGCTTGGTGATGATCGCGGCGACCTTCATCTTCATCATCTGGCGCAACTCAGCCTTGGTGCCGAGTGACGAGAGCAGCAGTTCTTCTTTTTCTGCGATCTCGCGGACCAGTTCTTTTTCGACCAGCGGAATGTCGACCAGCAGCACCGGGTCGGTGAACATCTTCACGGTCAAGTCGATCAGCTCGATCTCCCGGGTCGGAAATTCAGCCAGCATCTCCTTGAAGATTTCAAGCGCCAGGTTCACGTCCTGGGCGCAATACTTCGCTGCCTTGTCATACAGCGGCTTCGGCCAGTTCAGCACGCCCTTGGTCTGATCTAGTACGCCTTCGACCTTGTTGCCCTTGCCATAGTATTGGGCCACTTCATCCAAGCCGGCGCCGATGTCATTCGACAGCAGACCACGCGCCATCGACAGCGTGTCATAGATAAAGCACGGCTTGATCTTGTAGTGGTGGGACAGGATGAAGCAGTCGAACTGCGCGTTGTGGCACAGAATCGAGTGCGTCGACCAGTCAATCGCCTGCAACTCAGCTTTGAGCTTCGCGGCCGGGATCACCTTCGTGGCCTTGGTGCCGATCTTGACGCCGACCATTTGTGCCTTGAAGCGCGCATCGCGCACATACTCACTAGTCGACAACTTGCGCAGCGTGTAGGTATCATCCCAATACGTTTCAAAATCGAGCACGACCAACTTGGCCCAATCTACTTTGTGCCGCGCGTGCACCGCCATCATCTTGGCGATCGTCGCGGCCATAATTTTCGCTGCCGGCTTGGCCACCGGCTTGGCTTGTACTGCGCTGCCCCAACCCATATAAATCCTTTCGTTTGTTTTTGTGATCGCCCACTACGTCCTGGAACTATTTAACGAGCACGCAGGAATCGAACCATGTTCCACCAGGAATCCAACCGGGCCGTGGAGGCGATCACCAAAAAGCCGGCTTTGCGCCGGCAAAGAATTAAAGTGAAATAATTGCACGGAACTGATGCCAGCCTTTGAAGTTACGGGACGCGGCATCCACAAAACTAGCAGCAAGTGCCTGATGCTCGAACGGCGATGCGTGGCCCGACGACTTGAGTGTTTCGGCCAGGACCAAATCTTTTTCGACGTTCGGCGCCGAACCATCATGGTTCAGATACGAGACACGCGCGCACCGCGCCGCCGAGATCAGGCAAAGCTCATGTTTGTCAAAACCTTTTGCAATATCATCCGCAGTGATGTACGGAAGATGCCAGTCGGTCAGCACCGGTTGCGATACGCCTTGCGCTTCGCTCATCATCACGGCGAGATGCCGGAATTCTGGTTGCGCCATTGGCGACAAGCGCAGGTTGAAGAAATTATCCCACTCGGTCGACGTGACGAGCGTGTGCATCCACTGGAACGGTTCGAGGATGCGATTGACAACCTGCTTGTGGAGGCCCATGTTCATCATATCTTCAGCGATATTTGTCGCATGGACTGCTGCAACATTCCAATACTCTCGGGCCGCTGCCAGATCGTGTCCTTTCGATTCCTCCCCCGCCTGCATCCCGGGCTTGTTGCTGCCCCAGTGGATCGGCGCGGCCGGGTTGGTGCGCACCTGCTCGATCATCTTGGCGACCGGCACCGCGCGCGAGGACATGGCATTGCGCGAGAAGACGCGGTGCGTCATCAATTCACTATGGATGAAGCGCGGATAGGTCAGGGACATCGTGATGATGTCCTTGCCGGCAGGGCTGGTGGAATGAGCGACAATATCTGCTTTGAAATTCATGATCATGCTTTCATGTTGAGGTAAATTATTTAAGAGCTGCGCGACGTTGGATCGTCGCGTTCACAGCTCTTTCGATATCGATCGCGCGAATATTTTCGAGCTGTGCATCGAAGCAGTCCAGGGCATCGCCGATGATCAACGCTTCGCCGCCGCGCAGCAGCAACTTGGGCCGGTACCGCACAAGCTGCAGCACAGTGCGCGCGTCGGCTATGCGGCTGATCAGCTCAAGGCCAATGCCCTGGTCACACAGTACCAAGCCGATGTCGACAGCGTCAACAAGGGCCGTGATGTGGTCCGCATTGGCATGACCCATCGCCAGCGCGGCCAGCGCGCCGTGGTTCTTGATCTTGAGCTTTTGCAGGTCGCCGGCATACACCGCGCTGATGTTCCCGAAGATTTTCAACGGATCAACAGCGGTGTATTTCGGCCCCTGGTACTTCTTGTGGCGTTTCATTCAGGGACCGCCGCGCAAGGCCCGTCGTGGCCGGCCACACGTGTGCAGCGCCAACCAGGAGGCGGGACAGTGCAGACAGCAGGTGTTTGCGCTGCCAGTGCTTGCGAGGCGAGAGCGGCTTGCCAGCCTTCCCACGCTGCTTGAACCTGCATAAGCGGAAATCCGCCGCTGTTGTTTATTATGAGCTGGGCTTTGGCCCAACCAACAGACATGGCCCACGACTTAAACAACACCAACTGCGCATCCAGATCAATCTTATCCATCAAAACGCTCCCGAAAAAAGTTCCAACAAGTTCGTCATGCGCTTGCCCTTCTTGAGCATCTTCTCGTAGACCTGATCCTCGATCGTGTCCTTGGCGATCACGACGATGGTCTCGGTCTTCTGTGTCTGCCCATTACGGAACGCGCGCTTGTTCCCTTGAACGAAGTGCTCAAGATTGTAGGTCGGCGATGGCCAGATCGTCGCCGTGGCCCGGGTCAGCGTCAAGCCATGCGCGGCCGACTGCGGGTGCGCAAAGATGACCTGATAAAAACCGTTCTGATAATCACGGATCATCTCGTCACGTGCTTTGCTCGACGTGGTGCCATCGAGCACGCAGAACTTGATGCCGCGCTTGATCGACTCTTTGATCAGCAGATCGCGCTGGTGCTTCCACAGAAAGAACACGATCGAGTGCTTGCGCTCTTCGACCAAGTCCATGACCATCTCATACCGGCCGGTGTCGATGACGTGGTAGTCATCTGGCGTCTGGTACACAGCACCGGACGCGATCTGCAGCAGCTTCGTCGTTACCGCCGCCGCATTGATCGCCGAGACGACCTTCATCTTACCCAGCGCGGCCATCTGCGTCAGCGCCATTTCGCGGTACGTGCGGCCCTGCTTGGTCGGCATCGTGTAGGGCACGGTGTACTGGAAGTTTTCCGGAATGTCGATGCAGTCCTCGAACTTGTGCCGGATCGTGATGTCGGCCAGGAGCGAGAACACTGATTCCTCAGCGCCGTCCTTATCCTCCCACTTCACCATCTCCTTGCGTGGCCCAACCTGCACCGGTTGACATACCGCGTTGCGGAAAGCGAAGAAGCTGCTGCCCAGCCGACGTCCGTCGTCAAGGAAGAAGACCTGCGACCACACATCGGTGATCGAGTTCGGGTTCGGCGTGCCAGAGAGCGCAGACCGGTACTCGAAATACTTCTTGATCTTTTGAAGCGCCTTGGTGCGCGCGCTGGTGTGGTGCTTGAACGCAGTCGACTCGTCGACCACGATCGTGTCGAACTTCTTGAAGAAGCCCTTCGGCTGCTTGGCCAGCCACACGGCAGCGTCGATGTTCGTGATGTAGACATCAGCGTCAAGCGCGAATGCCTTATCACGAATTTCTGCGGTCGCGATCGAGCAGGTCATGTCCGGAGCGAACTTCTTGAAGTCCTCCTGCCATGCTGCATCGAGCAGCGACTTCGGCGCCATGACCAGCATGCAGCCACCACGCGCGCGGCGGCGCTTGACGAACGCCATGATCTCGACGAACGTCTTGCCGGTACCTGGGTCACTCATATCGAACACGATGGGTGTCGTGCCCATGAACTTCAGGGAAAAACTTTGGTGCGCCATTGGCTTTGGTGCTTTAATTTTGGCCGTCGCCATTGAACCCTCCTAACTGAAAATTATTTTCGAGGTAGCGCTGGCATGCCAACCAGTGCGCCGCCTCAATTGGACGATCATCGAGCCGACAGATCACAACTCGGCGCGCAGCTTCGTCGCGGTGCGCACGCGCATCCGGGACATGCCGTTCGCGCTTACCTGCACGGATGACATCGTTCCACAACGATGTCGTGAACGTAAAGCCGATCTCCACATCGCTGAACAACTGGATACGATCTCCCCGTGGGCGCATTACATCACTCCGCGTTCACACACGCCCGAACCTTTCGGGCCATACATGCACCATTTGCATGTCCATACATTCGGGTTCGGCGGAAAGTCCACCGCACTCGTCATTTTCTCGGCGCGCATGTCCCACTTCTGCCGGAAGCGCAGCCCCTGGTTGCGCAGGTAGGTCATCGAGGTAATTTCATCCTGGTCGAGATACCACAACTCCGTGTGGACTTTCTCGAGCTGCGGATAACGCAGAAACGTGACCAGCTGATACAGCTGCAACTGCTCGGCGTGCTTGACCTCATTGCCAAATTTGCGCCCAGTCTTGTAATCGACAGCCACCGCTTCGGTCGGCGTGATGAACACCAGCGCGTCGAGCTTGAGACGCAGCCATGCTTTCTTCCACTCGGCCGGTTCCCAGCCGGAGGACATGCCCCACTCGCCCTCGAGCGAGACACGGCCATCCTTGAACGAGTTCTGCATCGACATGAACTCCTGCTGGAAGCTGTTCATCTCATGGCCGAACTTCGCCTTGCCGCGCACGAACAACTCAGCCGTATCATGGATACGCGAGCCGCGGTCGTTGGCGTGTTCGGTTTTGCCAGGAGGGAGTGGACGTTCAGGTTCAGGAATTTTTTGTACCCGCTTCAGGAAGGAGCGGTACTTGCAGCTCTCGAACTCGGTCAAGGATGAGAAGGACCAGGACTTCAGCGGTGGAACAAGAATGGGTTCTGGCTTGATCATTTTGATCGGTATGACGCGCGCTGGCGCGACTACACGGGAGCGTGCAGCAACTGGCATGGTGTTTCCTTATTGAATTAATTGAGGCGCCAGTATAGCCGATTGGAAATGCTTACTGGAAAATGCTGCCATCGGCCCAGTACGTCGTGTCGTAGTTTTCCATCGCTTCGTCAATCGACTCATCGGACATGAGATGATCATGTTCGGCTTCGAGCTGTTTATAAATCCAGGACGCAAAGTCACGGACATATCCATCGAGTAGCGCATCAATAGCAGGTGGAGCGTTGTACTCGTCGAGATTGACACCGGTATGGAAAGAATCGCGCTGCCCATTTATGATACCGAGCCGCGCATCGAGTTCAATGAAGTGCCCATCTTCCTTGACCTGGTCATCGAGACGCATGAGCACATAAAGTTTCGACAGCTCGTCGTGTATTGCCTGCGCACGTACTGCTAGTGCAGCCAGCACTTCGTCCTCCGGTGCAAACGCTTTGACCTTGTCCACCGCCAGCGGGAGACTGCTTATCCATAGCTGGCCGGTGAACTGCGCACCATCGCCTTGCGAACAAAACCCTGAAAAACTAATGTCAGGTGTTTCATGTTTTACTCCGCCAGTCGTGCGCTGATACCGGTCCCAGAGTTCGATACCGAGCGTATGGCCAGCAGTTACCGCGTCGCTGTAGACATGCTGCCACCAGTCGTAATCGAGATGGTTTTCGCGGAAGCGATCTCGCGCCAGTTCCTGCGCGCGAGCCGATAGTTCGGAGAACTTGAATTCTTCTTGTTCGGCTTCTTCGGCTTCTTCCATGATCTACACCTCAGATTTCAATCGGGATCGTGTGGCCGAACGGCGCCACTTCCTTGTTGATCGTCACCCACAACACCGGGAACTCAGGCGGATGATCCGAGAACGGACCATACAGATCGGTAAGATAGATCATGCACATCGGCGGCTCGTTGAGCGCCTGGGCGGCTTCGATCGCCGGCCGGAAGTCCGTGCCGCCGCTGCAAAAGCGCGTCAACTGGAATGGATCATCTGGCCCAAATTCTTCGACCTTGCGCACGTCGGAGTCGAAGTGCATCACGGTGATCTTCTCAGGCCGCATGTCTTCCTTGATCGCTGCGATCTCGGCGCTGAACGCGGCCACGATGTTCATGTCGACCGAACCAGATTCATCGGACGCCACCACGATCTGACCGACCGCTTCGCTGTACAGCCCCGGCAGATAGAAGCCAGCGGCCAGCATCTTGCGGTTCGCGCGCGACCACGAGTAATCGTTCTTCGCCGCTTTCGTGACGAACTCGCGCAGCTCGGCTTTCCAATCCACCTTGTTCTCGGTGAGCTGTTCGACGAACTGCTCGATGCCGGCCGAGAGTTTGCCCACAGCCTTGGCAGCATTTGCTGCCTGCACCGCAGCGATCTTCCACTCGGCCGCCGACTGCTGCGCCATTGCTGGATCAGGTATGCCGGCCACGAGCTGGTCGAGCGGGCCTGGACCCTGGTTGCCCGAGCCAGGACCACCACTACTGCCCGGTGGGTTCGTCGGCAGCTTGGCATAAATCTGCTCAGCAGTCATGCCGCTGTAAGCTGGATCAAGCAGCCAGTCGTTCGGGACCGTAAAGCCGGACTTCTTCAAAATGTCATTGACGACATAGTCGGCTGCATGGTTCCATTTTTCTGGATTGAGTGTCAGGCCGCGGCTCGAAGGACCGCAGTGATCGAGCACGCAGTGCATGACCTCGTGCGCCAGCGCGCTCTTGGCCACATCATTCGACAACGTGTTCAAGAACTTAGCGCTGTAGCGCACGTCCTTGCCATTGACGACCAGCGTTGGCACGCTGTTGTCTTCGATCAGCTTGAGGCGCATCGCCAGTGTGCCGAAGAACGGATTATCGATGAGCAGGTTGGTGCGCGCCTTGGTAATTTTTTCAAGCGCTTTCAAGTCAATTGTTGGGCCGGCCATTTTTATTCTCCTATGATCTGTAAAAAGTTATGCGCCACTTCCGAGGCACCTTTGTCGAATGGATGCGGACCCTCGAATGGCTCATCACATCGATTGCTGATTTCTTGCGCCGACATCTCGCCCGAAGCAATCACGCGTGCTGCCCAGTCGCGGCCAGCATTGTACTGAGCTTGCCGCAGCTCGAGCTTGCGCCATGCGCGATGCGCCGCGCGCTCGCGTGCGCTATCATCCAGCCACTGTTTGAATCTGGTCCACATTATGCTGCTCCTTTAGGCTTCGCCGGCAAGCCGCAGCTCGATGACTTTTGTGACAACAGTGGCGCCGAGGGTGTCTTTGCCATCGCGCGCCTGCTGTTCAATTTGTTCGATCCACCAGATGCGCCAAGCAGTATCCCACCGGCGAAAAGTGATGAGATTTGAGTTATACTTTTTGTCCTTTGCCGCCAATGTGCACAGCGCTACGTTATACATCTGCGCCCGGGCTTCATCTTCACGGTCTTGTTCCTGCGCAGCCAGCATCGCGACCTCGTCATCAAATTCTGCTTCCTGGTCCGGCGCCTCGCCGACAATGTCTGGGACATCGGGCGCCACAGGTACAACCGGTGCTTCAGGAAGTTTTACATGCAGTCCGTCTTGACGTCGACCGGGCAAAGTTTTGAATGCCATGGTTAATCCAATCGACTTTTGACGAACTCAGGTGAAAGTATTTTGCGTATGTCCGATGTCGGCGCATAGCCCATTGCGACGAGGATCGCGAGTGAACTTTCCCGCGACCCATACATGGAAGGCAAATTATCCATAGCGCGATAAACACGCTCTTCGGTAGCACACATTTTTATTACAGCAGCAATCCACGCTTTGCAAACCTCATGATTGTCGAGCCAGAAATCGCCCATTTCTTTTGTGGTTGGCATATTAATCTCCGTCGATTCGGTTCATCACGCAGTACGTGATGATCTGCTCTTCGATCGTACCGTCGAACTCGCAGTTGCGGATCGTATCGATGAGTGCACGAAGATCACTAGGACGAAGATCATTGGCGACATTATCGTAAATGCGCTGCACTACTTCATGCGTATGATTTAGCTCGAGGAATTTTTCGGCGAATTTACGCGCCCAGTAGTCACCTGCTGCATTGGTCTCCATCACTCACCATCCAATCGATTGCGCACCACCCGAACTCGTACCATATTACCGAGGGCGACGAGATCAGTGATCGACGGATAGCTCTTGGCGATTCGCTTGAGCATCCAGTCACCTTCCTGCATGGCGGCGTTGATGAAACCGACGAATGAAAGGTGATGTGTCCCACCAATGACCAGCATCCTGGCTGCGTCAGTGGCATCAGCATTTTCACGACTCAGTTCTTCCAGCGCTGTTTCATACCGGATGACCTTTGCCGCTTCGTCCTCGTTTATTTCGTGGGGGAGTGCCATGGTTTCATTTGCTCCAAAACGAATGCCGCATCATCAGCGACCTGCTTGCGCAGCTTCTTCGACTTGCGGATATCGCCCGGATCGATCAGCAACCCGAGCGTCAATTTGCGCACTATTTCCAGGTTCGGATCGTCAGTAATGTTGAGTTTTGGCAACAAATCACACAGAACCCGGCCATTCTCGATGAGGCTGTCACGGAACACCGCGTCAGGGTCGCCCAGCCGGTCCACAAGGCGCGAAATGACCTCGTGCAGCCTTTCCCAGCACTCTTTTACTGCAGAGGCTTGGCGGGCCGCTACGCCCGCCGTGATGCTCTTTTTGATCTCTTCCACGGCCTCATCGCCGATATCGACCCGGAAATCAGCTGCTGAAGGGACCGGCGCGAAGCCCAGGTTGACACCGAAGCGATGGGCAATCTGGCCCACGTCCGGATAGTCACCCGGCTCGTACATCGTACCGAGCATGACGCGCGCATCCTGCACCAGTTGCGGATAGAAGCGCACGAAGTCTTCGACCGCAGCCTCGAACCGGGCGCGCAGGTCACGCATGCCGTCGACATACTCCATGTAGACGCGCGCCGGCAGAATACGGTCACCGTTGTCACCCCAGGGCAGCGTCAGGCCGTAGTGGTACGAGCGGATCGCGCCTTCGAGCTTGCTCATCGGCTCGAGCGCAGTCGGGTCAATGAGACGCTTGTTGAACCAGCCGGCTTTCTTTTCCGATGCGCCGTGCTGCGCCTGAATGGCTTTGGACACGGAGTTATCTTTTTTGCTGGCGGTCCACTGACTGACACTGAGGTTGACCAGCATGGCTTTTTCTTGGAGCATGATTAGCTTTCGATTCGTTTTATAAAATCCTGAATGATGAATGATTCGCGCAGGGCTTCTGCGGAACTAGTCTCGAAGGGATCGGTAAATGCAGGTACATCACATTCAGCGCGGACTGCTTTAAGGTACTCATTAAATTCTTTGGCAAGACGCAGTGCTGCGGCGTTGCTTCTATCCCGGCGCGGTTGGCGAATCCTGGGAAGTGCAGCATCAGCAAGTGCCTGCATGATTAATTCTTTGGTCGTATCTTTGTTCGACCAGAGTGAACCAGCCGGGTTACGACAGCGTACAACTTTCAAACTACGCGCAGCGCTAAGCGCCAAGCTAATATGGTTGTTCGTGCTTTGGCTATTACGCTTATTCGTGATGACGACTACTTCTTTAAACCGCCGCGCGACACAAAAATGCTCGCCATAGCTGAAAAGGAATTCGCCTTCAAAATAAAAATTTTTGGTACGGCCTTCTTGCTGTGATTGCTTGGCCCAGACTTGCGCGACTTCTTTGATGGTCGCTAAATTTTTACGCATGATTTACCTTTCGAGTTTGTATATCGTCCACTGTTTGATCACCTCGCGGCGCAAGTCATCATTCGTATTTTTCCACCATTCGTGCGGGTTAAAATAACGCGACAGCGTTCCCCACATTCGAGCAGTTTGGATTATTCTTCGGAGCCGAAGTATTTCATGTACCGTGATCGCTTCAGGGCAAATCAGCGGCTCAATATTAGGTGGCGTCATCGCGATAACCTCTGGGCTATGTACTCAGTGAGGATCTTTTTCTTCTCCATCGGCGACCAGGAGTAATCCCACATCGACTGAAGTTCGCGGTTGAGCAAAGCAGGCCCAGTAGAATAAGTCAAGGACATCATCGTGTTCGTGAACATACCTTCTGCCCACCGCCTATCCATATGCGCCACCTTAGTCAGCGCAGCGCCAATTTCCTTGGCTTCCTGCTGCGAGGTGATGATCGGGCAGATCAGGTTGTGCGAATTAGCCATGTTCAAACCGGTACTCGACGAACTTCACCCACAATTCAGCGACCACGCAAGCTGGTGATACGCTGGCTGCGCCGGCCACGAGGTTGCGATGGGCTTCGGGATTATTGCGAAAAACCTTCCAGCCGAATGTCGGATCAGCGCGAACAATCCGGTCGTCGATACCAGTATCGATCAGTGCGCGCAGCATGCACATTTCGATCGGTGACTCACGATGCGTCGGGACTGTAAATTGCGCTGGTGTTGCTAGCTTGTCGTACGCATAAAGTTTACGGTCTTTTAGTTCTTGCAGCATAGGGCCAAAAGATTTATCAGCCATTATTAGGCTTTTAACTAAGTCCAAATGATTCAAACTATTTTTCCGCATCAGCATGTTCACCGAATGGACCAGATGAATACTGTCCATCCACTTTATTTCCAGGACTCTGCCGTCCTGTGTGGTCCACGTCGTGCTCATGGCTTCTTCCTTTCCAACTCAGAGCTTTCGTCAACAATAACTCCTGTCGGCGAGTTCCCAGAAAGTTTGCTTGGTTTTGTGGGATCGTACAGATGCTGATATGCGAACAGCTGTTGAGCAGTAAGTCGGTCATTAACTGCCCTATGCGTTTTCCATCCGGCCGCGTGTATAGCATCACCAGTATCGAATCGACTGCGCGCGTCTCGGCCTTCCAGGGTCATGGCAATCATCTCCTTGACGACCTTTGCTGCACGCCGGCCTTTCGGTGTGTCGTGCTGCGCGAGCATGCGATAGTGCGCCTCGAGTTCGCGCTTGCGTGAGGCCGGCGCGAACTCATAATAATTATTGCCGACGCCGAGCACGCGACGAAATGCCACGGCCCAGCGCCATTCATCCGGTTTGCTGTAGTCGATCGAATAACTGGCAGCGGCTTCGGCTGGATCACTACCTGCCTTGGCTTTGATAATAGTCTGCTGTGCGTATCTATTTTTGTACTTAGACGCCAGCGCCCGTCCTATTATTTTTGCTTGTTCGCTTGCAGACACCGGCAATATTTGATTGTTCTTATCAAACTTGACGCTTGTCTCGAGATCGAAGTTCATCGCAAAATCTGGATGAACTCCATCGAACTTGATGCCCTGGTAATCAGCTGAGCAAGCTGCTGTGCTTGATGGCGAACTGCATGTACTCTTTCGTTTCCGTGATCGCACGATTCGTCCTTTTCTGCGCGTCGCGCACATATACAACCTGCCACTCAGGGTCCATCCGGCCCACGTACTTCATGAAGCGTGGGAACACGTCCTTCGTCGACGCCGACGCTAGCGCGGCCGTGATGGCGAAGAACACCGCAGCCGTTTCTGGCAGCGGTGTGCCGTCCGGATCGAGCTTGATCTGGTCGATCGATGGCAGATCGCGGAACACCTGCAAGAACGCCTTGAACTCGCCGGCTGCGGCTTCGCCCACGGTGCCCTTCAACATCTCGAACTCGACCTCGGCCGACAGATCGCTGTTGATCAGTTCGCCGCAGAAGACCCAGCCGCGCGGGTTTGGCGATGAGCGTTGCGCTGGATCGAACGCGTGCAGCAGGTCCGGACGGAAGCGGATGAACGCCAGCAGTTCAGTCGGTACCGCATCGCCCTGACCCAGCGCCCATTCGCACCAGTCATCAGCATTCACGTCATAGTCCAGATGGATCAGCCGCAGCGCCAGCGCCGATGGCATCTTGATCGCATTGGCACGGTCTGTCTCACGGTTGCCGGCGGCCAGGATCGCCCAGCCATCAGGCAGTTTGTAGTCGCCGACCTGGCGCGTGAGCAGCAGCTGGTACGCCGCAGCCTGCACGGTGGACGGCGCCTGATTGAGTTCGTCCAGGAACAGGATGCCACGCGACGGGTTTGGTACGGTCTGCAGCTCCGTCACCGCAGCCGTCTTGCCCTTGGCCGGCTTGATCTCGACCTCTTGCTCGACGAACATCGGTGGGAAGAAGTTCGCTGGCAACCACTGCATATTCCCGGCCGCGACGTCAGGCACTGGGAAGCCTTTCACGTCGGTCGGGTCGAGCAGGTTCAGACGCACGTCAACGAGCTGCATGTCGCCGGCCGCGGCGACCTGGGCGATCAGATCGGACTTGCCGACGCCCGGTGGACCCCAGACGAATACAGGACGCTGCTTGGCGACAGCGACATTGAGAGCTTCACGGATTTGAATTGGACGCATGATGAATTCCTTATTAATTGAGACGTTGAGTGAATTGATTGATGAGATATTTTTCAAGCCGGTCGATGATTTTAAGTTGCTCATCGACCTGACTGGTATAAAGGTTGGTGCTGATTGTGTTGCTACTGCGCCGCTCGATCTCGGCCATTATTTTGAATGACCATTGACCGCTGAATCCTCGAATATGCTCAAGAAATTTTTCGTCGGTCATGTCCTTAAATTCAGAACGCCACGATGTCCATGGATTTTTAAGGATGTCCATCGAGCCTCCGTATCACTTTTTGAGTGAAGCGATGTTCTAAATGTTTTATAAGGTAAATCTGTTCATTGGCATACATCGGAAATTTACGACCTGCACGGCGTTGTATTTCAATCTGAATTAACGTCGACCAGGGCGTGCCGAGCTTCCAATACAGGTACGCGATAAATTCTGCATCGGTCATGGCAGCGAGCGCTTCGAGATCGAGAAGACGCTGCTTGCCCATCACGAGTTCAGTACCGCTATGGCCAGCTCGTGCATGGTCGGCGCTGCATTTCCCTTGAGCTGCATGCGCGTGTACAGCGCATAGCGTTCCAGCGACAGCGAACCGGGCACGAGGCCGCGCCAGGGCATCTTCACTGTCGTCGGCAGGTTGTTCACGGTGTTGACCCAGCCGGCGCCGTCCCACTTGCGACGGAACACGTGGCCACCACCGGTGACTGCCTCGTACTCGCCGACGACGGTCGGGCAGGTATCACCATCGAACCAATCGGTACGCTCGAGGCCGTCGTTGACCGTACCAGCTACTTCAAACTGGACCGACATTTTTATTCTCCTTTGCCGGCAATTCGGTGATAGTGATCTTCACCTCCTTGCCGGTATCGAGGTGGATCATTTCTTCGAGCGCGTCGAACACACGCCCATACAGGTTTGCATCAGGCTTGTTGCGCACGAGTGCTGCGACAGCATCAGCCAGTTTCAGACGTGGGTTCATGGCGCTCTCCGAATTACATGAAGACGGGACGAATCAGCATCTCGACATTCCCGCCCATCATCTTCACTGCTTTGCCCGGGCCGTCGTTGAACTGATCACGGGCTTCGATCAAGCAACGATGATGCGCGTCGAACGACTCATGGACGACGTGGGAGTCGATACCATCCTGCTGGATCACCAGCAGGAAGCCGACAGGATCGCGGTCGGCCGGCAGCTTAGGCTCTTCCTTCAAGCCGGCGCCGGTCTGCACTGCGGCCTTGAGCAGCGCGTCCAGAGTGCGCTTGCGATCGGACTCGTTTGAAGCAGGACCAGGGCTGACGCCGGCGTCCGAGGTAGGTGCAGCTTCGGGTGCCGGTCCTTCAGTACGCTCTTCGATCGACGCGACTTTGACCCCTGTGTAGGTCAGCGGACCAATAGTGGCTTGAGCAGCTGCATGGATGCGCGAATACTCGGCCTGGGTTGTCGGCATCAGGTTGATGTCGACTTTCATGTGCTCGGCGAGGGCGTTGACGGAATTGACGATGGAGAGAATTTCGTCGACAAGGATGACAGTGTGCTTCATGGAGGTTCCTGAGATTGTAGATAAAAGTGATACGCAATTAATCGCGCAAGGTGGGCAGCACAGTAGAACCTTTTATAGACTCGTCCCAGTCTTTGTAGCGATACCCATACTTGACAAGCAGCGCTTCAAGCTCGCGCTCGTTGGCAGTTTCTGCCTTGAAGTTGCCGGCCATGAAAATCGTACCGATGAGGTGGGCCATGTGCATCATTGCCAAGCACTTCATGTCGAACTCATGCCCTTCAGGGAAGACGATCTCATCGAAGACTTCATGGGTCAGTTCTTCAGGAATCGCCAACTTGAAGACTTCTTCATCTTCTCGCTCGTCGTGGTATGCAACGACATACGCAGCACCATCTTGTGGATGGTAGCCAACGAGGAAGCATGTGCCATAGGTTTCATGGTGATACGCATGCCCGCGTTTGAGGTCGATGTGCTTCATGAGGTTTCCTAAAAACGAAGGTGTGGAAAAGGGAGCCAACTTCGGCTCCCTTCTTTATTACTGCTGCTTCACGCTGATCGCTTTGAACCCGGTGGGCATCATCACGACCCGCTGCAAGACTAGCTTGAAGCCGAACCAGCGCAGCGCCCGGTTCAGTAGCCAGAGGATCACGCCTGCGGCGTCACCGTGTAGGTGAACGCCGTGGGCATATCGATCGAGACCGTCGTCGGAGGCACAACGACCTCCTTGATGATGACTGGGCCGGTGATCGCCGGCGCCAGTGGCACGCCGGTGGTGCTGTCCAGACGCGAGATGGCCAGGACGTAGGTGCCCACGTCGAGGTCGGCCAGGGACACGCTCAGGCCGGCTGGATCGAAGTCGGTCGACTTGACAGCAGTGGTGCTGGTGACGCCATCATCGCCGACAGGAAATAGGTCGGCGTGCAGCGTGGAGGCTGCGACGGTGTCAGCTGGGAAGTTGGTGGCGGTCAGGGCGAGCAGGGTAGCGAGGACGGTGTATTTCATAAGGACTCCGAGGGTTTATGGGGTTGATGAGGTTGTCAGAAATGCCTGACAGGGCAGGGAGAAGAGCAGATATTCTACAACAGGTTTGTTACTGGTCGGAATTAATGGACCTGGTTGACCGGTGCGAAGTCGCGGATCGGCCAGCTGTATTCTGCGCTCAGCTCGAGGGCGTAAGCACGTGCATCTTCAACGCGAGCAAAGTCACCGACACATGCGACACCACCTTCGACCGAGTGCAGGTACACCGAGTATGCACTCGGATCGATATTATCGACCTCATACGTGTAGCTGTCGGCGCCGGTTTTGGTAACTCGAGACACCATTGATCTCGATGCCATCGAAATTGGCCGGCTTGTCTTCGATGACAGCCGTGGCGTAGCGGTCGATTGAATAATCAGTGAGGCTCATGATCAATCTCCCAGTGCGCCGAGCGCATTGTGCAGGCGATCGTCGAGCGTTTCGAGCGCGTGCCAGTTTGGACCAGGGACCACATCGACCAGCGGGCCGAATGTATCAGCTTGCGTGTCGATCTGCGCATAGTATTCAGGTTCAAGCCGGCGCTGCATTTGGCTGATCAGTGCCATCGCTTCGTTGATGCGGCCCACTGCGATGTCAACCTTCGCCGGGTCCAGTGCAGCGTCATCTTCTTCCTGCTGCGCAACGAGCAGCTTAAGCTGGGCTTCATCGACTTCAGCGAAGCATGCCGTGAAGGTCTGCACATTGTTGTTCGTGCTGACGCGCAGCACAACTTCCATCTTGCTCACATCGGCTTGCTCGACATATTTATCGACATAGTCGAGCAGCGCGTCGCGCACCTCGGTGTCTGTCATACGGACAGCGAGGTTTCGTTGTACTTCCATGTCAATCTCCTAAAATGGATTCGGGTTTCGTTTTTATCTGACCATAGAACATGGCCAGGAGCGGGTCTGGTCTTGGAATTATTGAGTTCGTGCGGCGCACATGAAAGTGCTCATCGTCTTTCATCAGGTGCAGCATGCGCCCGGTATAAAGCGGTACAGCTTTTTCCTTCGGCCCGAACTGCGCATGGTCAGCGATCTTGGCGTGGACATTGCGCATCGCAGTCATGAACTCGGTGACACGTTCTTCATCCAACGTCAGCTGGTATTCAGGCTGCTGGTAGTACGCCTGTCTGGTCGACGTCGTACCGACGACGCGCAGCATGTCAGCTTGCTTCAGATCGGCGATGTACTTGCGTGCGCCCGATGATGAGAACTTGAGGAAGAAGCATACTGCGTCGAGTGTCATCGGCCGCTGGCGCAGCTCATCGATCAGCCGGGTCATGTGTTCGATGCGACGTTTTACTGCGGTGGTGAGGCGCTGGTTTGGCATGATGGTCCCTAGAGAGTACTGACGGAGGATTTACAAACATCGCAATGATACCGGCGTATCGCCGCATTGTTCGTCGGGTTGCGTCCGTTAGCTTGTACCTTGATATCTGGATGATCGCAGAGCAGTTTAGAAACGCGCAGTGCGATGGACTTTTCGACGCGCCTGATCACAACTTCGTCATTGACTCTAATGAGTTTATCGCGCAAAACGCACAGTTCCCTGCGCAGCACTTTGTTGATCTGTTCGGCGGGCGACGGCATATTAGTTTCCTTTAAGAGTCGAACCGAGGCCCGCAGTGACGAAGCACTGCATGCAGGTCACTGCATCTGCATTCACTTGCGCACTCACTTGCAGGGTGCCGTCATGCAGGCACAAGACCTGCGACGTGTAACGGGCGATCCGACTTTCATCAGGATTGATGAAGCCTGTTTCTATACTGAGCAGGGACTTTGCACGAGCGGCGAGCGCGTTGACGAGGAAGGGATTGTTCATCACGCTCTCCAATATGTACTGGCACCGCAGTCTTCACAGATGATCTCCGGACCCTGCTGGTATAGGTCGCCATGCTGGCATATCTTCTGGCTGACCAGCAGTACGATCTCGGCGGCCGGGTACCCGCCGGCTACTGCTGCGGCCAGGAGATCGGTGGTGCGCGCGGTGATCTGTGCACGGAGAGGCAATAAGGATAATGCAGGTAGAGGCGGACTCACTTCATCCTCCATATCCGCAGGTTCTCACCTTCTTTACGCTGCGTGAACTTGAACCCAGTGGCGCGCTCCATGTTGCTGGCAACTGGTTTGCGCGTGTAAGGCACGAGGACACTGTCGCCCACTTCCATAGCTCGTGCAGTTTCGGCGAGGTTTGATGTGCGCCGCAGACCAGCATATGGTGGAAGCGGCACGCCCTTGTCGATGGGCAGCGCCTTTGGTGGCGCTGCATCCTTATCAACCGGCTTGCCCATGAAGTACCGCTGCGTGTTTTCACTCATGTCCTACTCCTATCTATTTTGTCGTTTTACCTCCCACTGCCTTCAGTTTAACTGGCGTGACAGGCAGAGGCGAGATCAGTGTGCTGAACTCGGTGATGCGTTTGGGTTCGGACCACGTCGTCGTGATGCCCTGCAGCGCGCGGCTGTCGATCCAGACCTTCGTCATGTGGATGCGGTGATGCTTCAACATCGACGTGAACTTGTTGGCCGTCTCCGGCACGTTGCCGACCGTGTAGTCGAACATGACATGCAGCTCGTCGCGCGAGATGTGACATGCGCCGGTCTGCGGGTTCGTACGAGCCAGGATCGTGAGTAGCACCTCTTTATAGTCTTCGACCTTGTTGGCACGCAGCGCATTGCGCTTGTACGTGTCGTCGCTGGGGAGCTGGTCGATGAAGAATTCCATGTTGCCGTTGATGACATTGTTCACAGCGACATCGACTGAGGTCTCACTGATGCTGATCATCGTCTGCCGGTCCTGTGTATCAATGACCTGTCCGGACAGTGCCTTGTCAGCTTTGTAGGCCATCAGGTAATCATGGAACGCTTGCAGCTCCGTCTCGATCTGGTCGAGATCAGCTTCCGAGAGCTGCAGCTTATTGGGCTGGAACCGGGCTACGTTGTGGCGACGATCGTTGAGCGTCAACACCACCGGCTCGGGTTTGTTCGAGGCGAAGATCAGGTTGGTGCGATTGTCATATTCACCGGACCCGGTCCACATGGCACGGATCGCGATCGTCGGCTCCGTGATCCAATTGCGCAGCCGGGCACCGACGCCTTTCTCGTTGTTGAGCGCCTTCGCTTCGATCTCGTCGATGAAGGTGACGAATTTGTTGAGCAGGAAGTCGTTGTACTTTTCATTGAGGTCTTCCATCGGCCGCACGGACGTCTGGTTCAGACCGAGCAGCGGACGGATGATCTTGTGCATCATCGCGCCCTTGCCCGTGTTATGTACAGCGAAGCCATTTGCGATGTAGTTCTGGTATGGCGCTTTCATCGTCAGGTCGTACGTCATTTCAATTCCATCAGCAATGATGCTAGCGACGGTCTCGATCTTGGTGCTGATCATACCCAGTCCAACTGACTTGGCATGGTGCTGATCGTGATTGAGCTTATCGATTACCTTGAGATTACTGAGGGCGTCGTTGAGCGGGTTCTCATCGGCATGATGCACGATCTCGTCGACTGATAAGTACAACAGCTGTGCAGCGCGGGCGGCATCGTTACGGATGATGCTGATAAATTCGTCGAGCGACATATTGTTCATGTCAGCTTCGACAACGAGTCGCGCAGTGTGCATGCGCTTATAGTCCTTGCCGCCGACTATCTGCTTCCATGCGTAGGGATGGTGCGGGATTGAATACGTCGTGTGCCGAGGCAAACGGCCCCGTGGCTCAGCTATATGATCATTGTGATCGCCTTCTACAACGACCTCGTCACCAGGTTGCAGATCATGTAGGTTCGTGAACGATCCATCAGGGCGCATGAATGGGTGCAGCATAGATACCCTGATACTACGACCTGTGTTGGTCGTGAGAGCGTAGAGTTGCTTTTCACCGGCCTCGACAATGCGATAGATTTCATGGAAGCCGATTGTCATGCCATCTTTTACCGACTTGGTGCGTGTGACGATACCGGGTTGCCATGTTTTGCCTTTGCCTGTTCCGAGCTTGTAGGTACCTTGGGTTTTGGCAAACGCATCCTTGACAGTAAGTGGCCGGCCACCTCTACGTGTACCACGATTGAAATCGAGCACCGTATCACCAGCCAAGCAGCCTTCGACGCCATGCAATATCCAGGCCGTCTTGGTGCGCACTTTGTACTGAAAGATGCAAGCCAACCAATTAATGAAATGGTCGAAGATTTCTGCATCATCGTTAAGCGCGTGAGAAATCGTACGCGTAATCATCGGTGGGATGTGCATGACTTTCTTCGCCTTGGCTTTGCCGTAGATTGTCGGCTCGTATGTGTTGATGGTCTTGGTCGTCTGGTCGACGCGGATACGTGACTGCGGGTCGAAGATCATGCTCCACTCCGGGATGAAGTCACCGAGAGGGATGCCGTACTGCTTGGCGAAGTGGCGAATCTGCGTTTCGTTCTTGGCCGGGACCAGGTCCAGCAGGTCCAGCCCTGGGTCATACGTGCCACGGTAGTAGACGCTGGTCTTGCGATCCAAGAACGTCAGGTACATCAGTCCGGACGAACTGATCTTGACCGACTGCTGCGTGAGTTCTTCCCAATATTCTGGCAACAGTTCCTTGGTGACGTAGGTCGGCTCGCCTTTGAAATTGTAGATGAAGTCCGGATTGTTCTCGGGGTGGTAGTACGCCCACGAGTCGCCGCCGTTGAGATTGAAGTAGACATAACCGCGGTCGGTCTTCATTTCGCTGATCGTGGCGCTGTCCGGTTTGGTCAATACCTGATTGGCGCCGACCATCTTATATACATACTTGCGGCTTGGCAGGCCGGTGGCTTTGCGCAGGTCGTCGATACGGGCATGGGTCAAAGCGCGATTGGCCTCAGTGCTTGCGATGGTGCTCGGGATGGTGAGCGTTGCATTCTTCCCGGCCACGAACGTGATGCGGGACTTGTTGTTCATCGGGTCTTTGATGCCGCCCTTTAATACCGGCGAAGCGATGTAGATCAGTTTGTCATTCTGGCAGGCGGTGATATCCAGTGGCCAGGACAACGCGTTACCTGTCTTTGTCAGGCTCATGGCATTGCGCAGCGTGGCGACCTGGTGGTTGATACCGATCAGCCATTGCTTGAGAAGTGGTGCAGCCATTGGCTTGGACAGCTGCATGAAGACATGGGCACGCAGGTCTTTGTTCTCGATGCCGTAGGACGCCGAGTATTGGATCACGTACGAGATGTCGTCGAGGCCGAGTTCCTTGAGGAAGGCAGACACTGTGGTCAGGTTCGGGATGCCATCGAGATCGAGCACGATCCAGTCAGTGGCTGCGTTGCTGTCCGTGCTGCCCTTGCGTGACTCGTTCATGAGTGGCTTGGCGATTGAACCCTTGAGCATGCAGTGACCGAGCGCGGCGTGTTTGCGTATGAGTTGTTCGAGACGCTTGATATCGGTGCAGGGTTCCTCGATCGAGGTGAACTCGTATGCGTTCGGGTAGGGATACTTTTCAAGGGTGCCATCTTTCTGCTTGACGTACGTTTTTGTGAGCGAAATCGATGCCTTGAGAAAGATGAGTTTCATTTGAGTCTCTGGAAGAATTTGGTAGGAAATTGGCTATAGCGAGGCTTTCCGCTGGGCATCACTGTAGCATGTGGCTGTTGGTGTCGTAAAGCACTGCTGAGCGCAGCACAAAGACCGGAAGAGTGGAATTTGTAAGTCGTTGATTTCAAACGTACTCTTCTGCTCTTCTATTCTTCTAATATATATATATATATATATATATATTAAATAATAGAAGAAACAGTACATAGGAAGTGAAAAATCCCGTCGGAATAAAACAAGATTGGAAGGCGGAAGTTTGGAAGGTGATGTTAAAAAAGTAATAGCCACGACCTTCGCAGGTCGTGGCTATTTATATAGTTTATATCGTTTATATTAAACGGTCGTAACAGGCTTCGGTGCACGCCGCATTTTTGGCTTAGCTGCTTCGACTGCTTTCGATTCAATCGGTGCGATCGGCGCAACCACTGCCGGCTTCACAGCTTGCACGTGGCCGTCGATCATGCTGCGATCATCAAGCTCTGGCAGATTGCCGCCACGCTCCATGTATTCGTTCAGCTCGCGATCGTGCTGAACGTAGAACGACTTGAGCCACAACATCATGTCATCCTTGTTGGCCTTGATGAACTTGGTGTCTGCTGCTGCATCGAGCTTGCCGCGCAGCAGTGATACCAAAGCCGACTGCGTGGCCTTGTCGTATGCACGGATGACGCCAGCGTATAACTTGTACTGCACGTGTGCTGGCAAACCGTCGAACTGTGTGTCGACTTCATCGTGCTCGAATTCGTGACCATTGAATTCTTGCAGATGCGAGATGATGCGTCCTGCCATCTCAACGAGTTGTGCACGGTCGTCGTTGATCATCTTGACCTTAGCAGCTTTGAGCACAGCTGGATCGATGTCGACAGCTGCTGCCATTGCATCGAGCAGCGTGTCGTTGCTGTCAGGTTGACGGTCGATCTGGAACCGAATCGTTTCAGCGATGGACAGTGGCACATCGTTTTGCTGCGTGGCCAATTGCGTCAACTGGCCTGCCATGTAATTGCGCGTGATCATCAATCGTTCGATGATGTGTGCGTTGCTCATGACCGGAGCGAAGCCCAGATCTTCAGTGAACTTGTCATTGACCTTGGCCTCGTCGATCGCTGCGTGCGCATCACAGTAATCGTCGATGGTTGGAACATCAGCGAGCGTGCGGCCACTGCGATTGGCTGCAATGTTTTCGATTGCATCGAAGCGCAGATAGCCGCGCGTGTACGCGATGACCGTTGCGTTGAGTGAACCGATGACGGATTTGAGAATCGTTTTGCCGACGGATGCTGGGAGACCGTGATGGATAGAAGTGAACATGATGTGATCCTGTAGATTGAGATTGAATGTGATTGGGTGCTACTCGTTCCGATACGTGGGTACTGCGTTCTTGCGGCTACATTGGATTCTCCTTGCGTCTAAAGAACGCGTGAACTGCGAGCGGCACCTTGTCGTGCTCTTCACGTTCGGCAACGATGTCGAACGGATCGCGTGTGGCTGGGTCGATATAAATGTCGACCGTGATTGTCAGTGAGACGCTGCCCATGTAGAGCAGTTCATTGACGCTGAACTCCGAAGTCTCTTCGGTACTCATGCTATGGATACCGCAGTGAGCACGCGATGATTGTGATGACGAACATCGCCACACATGCCAACACGATTTCGAGAAAAGCTTTGAGCTTTGAATACGGACGAACTGTTGGAATACGTTTCATTTTATTTTTCCGATGACGTTGAACTGACCTTGATAGTATCGCCCGCCGTCGATGTAACCGACTGACTTGCGACCCAAACTGATGAGCGCTGAACAGATCAAACTGCCCGTCGCTGCGACCATCACACCACTAAATGTGCCCCAGTGAAGGATATTTAGAAACACGAAAACTGCGAGGTCCATTGCCAATGGTTTTCCCAATAATTGCAAGCGTCTACGCCATGACAATTTGAAAAACAAGAACAACAAACCGAGTGCGACGATGACGCCCGACTCGATGATCACGACGTCACCCCGCACTGAACACGCATCACTGCGCGCATAGGATTATTTATTTTGAACGCAGCAATTGCGTCCGCACTTTCAACGTCACCCATCGGCCGCGTCTTGTGCAAGACACTGCCGAGCATGAACATGATCACAAAGCGTTCCATCATTTCTCCTTCAACCGAGTGCGCTGTTCTTCGATCAGCACACTCGACAATATTTCTTCAGCTCGAAGACGTTGCATCTCCGAGTCCTTGCATTCCGTTGAACGTGACCACTCAAGCAATCGAGCGGCCATGCACAATCGCTTGAAGTGATCGTCGCTCATATTAAGCAGCGACTGGCTTCATCGTGTTCAGCTTCTGCATCACACGATCGTTGACCGCAGTGACTTTGTCCTTGCTGCTGTTGAACCAGCCGCCGACTTTCGTCTTGGCGGCATCAACGTGTACATCAGCACGTTTCTCTGCGATGTAATAGAACACCCACGACGCAGCCTTGCCACCGAGTACAGCGCCGGCAATGATTGCCAACGCCCACACGATCCAACCAACCCACGCAGCGCCAGTGACGGCGACTGCGCCAACCATCAGCATGCCGCCGAGCGTGCCGACCAACACACCGACACCAGCTGCTGCTGCGACGGCGCACACGAAGCTCACAGCCACACGTTTCCACGATGGCAGCTCGAAGCCTTCCATCAACACGTCCATGGCCGCTGCCATGCGTGCTGCGCGCGATGCATCTTCGTCAGCGGCAACGAACACCTTCGGTTCCTCGGTGCGCAGTGCTGCCTGCTCCACAGCTTGCAGCGCAGCGATACGCTTCAGCTCAACTTCAGCGGCGAGCTTCACAGCCAGCGCTTCTTTTTCCTTCTTCTCTTTACGCAGACGCTTCAACTCAGCCTGCTGCGCAGCCTTGGCCTCAGCCTGTGCTGCTTCCTCACGCGCAGCCTTCAGCTCAGCGCGACGTGCTGCGCGTGCTTCAGCCTGGGCCTTGAGCACATCACCGTTGATGACGTTGATGTGTTTGCCGTTCGATGCCACGTTGATCTGCTTAGCCATGATGATGTCCTTTGAATAGATTGAATGAATGATTGAACTACACACCACGCAGTACGAGCGGGCGAGCGGGTCTTTGCTCGATCGCAGAGCCGCTGCCGACGCGCGTGCTTGCCTCGTTCAAAGAACGAAGCGCCGCGTATGCAGTGGGGAGATGGCGTCGCTTTGCGCATAGCTTAAGCATCCTTTTACGTGGGGCGGAGAACGGAATCCGAAGCCACCACCCGCTTCGGGCGAGGCCCGAAGGGAGACTCACGAGGCAGTACGTGGATTTATTTTTGAGAAAATTTTTCGCAGCCCGTATCACGCCGTACGCAGTACCCCGATGCAAAACTCGCAGTACCCGGCACACCGCACAAAATTTCTCGAACCCGGTACACAGAATTTCAAAAATTTTTGCGCAATATTTTTGAATTTGGATATTTCCTACAAACAACCTATAATCCCGACCGTACAATCCACATTCATCGAGAGCGCCATGACCAAGCCACTCCCCCCAGGTGCCCCACGCTTAAAAGCAAAAGCGACGCCAGGGGTGCGCAAGCCGAAGAACAAAGCCATCATCAACACGAAGCTAGCGGCCCAAGAAAAAAATTTCGCAAAACTTCGCGCCAAGGCCGCAACTGTTGGCGACCCAGCTGGTGTCAGCTACGCAGCGGTAGCGCTGCGCAAATCAGACCGTCACCTCACCGAGATGCAGATGATGTTCGTGCGTCACTGGGCGGCCGGCGAGTCGATCTTGAGCGCATCAGCGCGTGCCGGCTATGCGGACAGCGGTACGTACGCATACCGTCTGGCCAAAGACCCAGCTGTCCTCAAAATTTATGAGCGCGAAAAAGTCCTCTACGAGAAGTCGTGCCAGATGACGCGCAAGCGTGTGATGGATGGCTTTCTTGAAGCGGCCGACATGGCCAAGCTGCAGGCCGACCCGACAGCGATGACTGGCGCGTGGCGCGAGATCGGAAAAATGGCGGGCTACTATGAGCCGGTCAGAAAGCGCATCGACATCAACATAAACGGCCAGATCGTGACGCGTCGTGTGGAGAACATGGACGATGAGATGCTGCTCAAGATCATCAAGGGCGAGGTCGGCGCCGAGGTGATCGACATGGAGCTGGCCGAGATTGCCGGAGATGACCATGGCGACGAGTAAAGCCGCCATGACCGCGCTGGCCCAGTCGCAAAAACTGGCCCGGGCGAAGAAAAAGGCCGTGGCAGCAGCCCCTGTGGTGCGCGCCCCAGGCGCTCCGCGCAAAAAAGCCGTCCAAACCCCTGTCCCACAGGCAATAACGCCGCCTGGGGCCGCTCCGCAAGCCCAGGGAGCACCCACGCCGGCCCAATCAGCCCCTTCGGGGCCAAACACCGGCGCTGCCTCCCCGCCTCCTATCGACAAGGCCGCAGCCCTGCGTGAATTGGCGTCCCGCACGCTGTCCAAGCGCCGGCTGCTACCCTTCATCCAGCGCATGAACCCGCGCTACCTCGCCGGATGGGTGCATGAGGACATCTGCCGCCGCCTCGAGCGCTTTTCCGAGGACGTGGAAAAGGGTCTCAGCCCGCGCCTCATGCTGCTCATGCCACCGCGCCACGGCAAGAGCGAGATCGCATCGAAAACGTTCCCGGCGTGGCACCTCGGCCGCAACCCGGACCACGAGATCATCGCCTGCTCGTACAACGTCGGCTTGGCGATGGGTTTTTCACGCAAAGTCCAGCAGCTTTTTGACGACCCGGCGTTCCAGAATGTCTTCGAGGCCCGTCTGCACCCGAATCACCGCGCGGCCGAAGAGTGGACGCTGCACGGACGCCTCGGTGGCTACGTCGCGGCCGGCGTCGGCGGCGGTATCACGGGTAAGGGCGCGCACGTGCTGATCATCGACGACCCGATCAAGAACGCCGAGGAAGCCGACAGCGCCGACACGCGCGAGAAACTGTGGGACTGGTACGGTTCGACTGCGTACACCCGGCTCGCCCCCGGCGCCGGCGTGCTGATCATCCAGACGTGGTGGCACGATGATGATCTGGCCGGCAAACTGCAGCAGGCCATGGCCAACGACGAGGAAGCCGACCAGTTCGAGATCATCAAGTACCCAGCGATCGCCGAGCAGGCTGAATACCTCGACACCGCGACCGACCAGATCGTGCGCGTGTCGACGACCGCGTGCTTCGACACGGCCCTTGACGAGAAAGACCCGCACTTTCGCCAGCTGCTCGAGGCGCAAAGTCTGCACGAGGCGAAGATGCAGGGCATCGACACCTCGACCCTGAAGTTCCTGCGCCCGAAAGGCGCTTGCCTGCACGAAGCCCGCTACGACGTGCGCAAACTGCGCCGCATCAAGGGCGTCATCCCGAACAGGTTCTGGTCGGCCCTGTACCAGCAGAACCCGGTGCCTGATGACGGCTCGTATTTCACCAAGGACCAGTTCCGGCGCGGCGTGATCCCGAGCCTGAAGTTTTCCAAGGTCTTCATCGCGTGGGACTTCGCCATCAGCGAGAAGAAGGTCAATGACTTCACCGTCGGCACCGTCGGCTTGCAGGATTATGACGACGTGCTGCACGTCGCCGAGGTCATGCGCATGAAGTCCAAGGACAGTTTCTTCATCGTCGAGGCGATCTTGCAGCAGGCCAAGCGCTGGCACAATCCGAGCCTGGTCCTGGGCTTTGAAGATGGCCAGATTTACCGCGCCATGGAGGCGGTCCTCAAGAAGCGCATGCGCGAGCTGAAGTTCTATCCGTCCATCGTCGTGCTGCAGCCGATCACGGACAAGATGGCCCGCGCGCGTACCTTGCAGGGCCGCATGCAGCAGGGCATGGTCAGCTTCAGCCAGGACGGTGAGTGGTACGACGTCGTCAAGAACGAGATGCTGCGCTTTCCGGCCGGCGTGCACGATGACTGCGTCGATAGCGCGTCATGGATGGCCCTGATGGCGTCGGGCAGCATGCCGCCGCGCCGTCCTGCGGACCAGCAGGGGAAATCGTGGAAAGACAAACTTGGTGGCCGCAATGGCACCGTATCTCACATGGCCGCTTGAAAATGAACGACACTACTGGTTTGTTGCCTCCTGAAAACGCTGACGACCTCATCCCTCGCAGCGTTTTACCTACCCGGATGCGGTTGCGCGCCGCCGTACGCGCCTCTGACGGCACGGTAACTGAACTTTATCCAGACGATGGTCCGTACGAGCACGGCTTTGATGCCGGCTTTCTCATGGGCCTCGCCACTGCCAAAAAATTAATGGGGAATTTATAATGCCGATCAACGCCGAAATCGCCAACAAGGTCTGGTACCGCTACATCTACGCGCGGGACAACGGCCACTCGAACTATGTCCAGAAAGCTGACCTGTGCGAGAGTTTTTTCCGTGGCGACCAGTGGACCCGTGAAGACCGCGCCGCGCTGCGTGCTTCGCGCCGGCCGGCGCTGACGATCAACAAGATCATCTCGACCATCGGCAACGTCATGGGCGAGCAGATTTACAACCGCAGCGAGATTTCGTTCCGCCCGAAGTCCGGCGCCGATCCGAAGACCGCCGACGTGCTCACGAAGCTGTTCAAGCAGATCAGCGACAACAACCAGCTCGACTGGCGCCGCAGCGATATGTTCACCGACGGGATTATCACCTCGCGTGGCTTCCTCGATATTCGCATGTCGTTCAACGACAGCATGCAGGGCGAGGTGGAGATTCAGAACATCAATCCGAAGAACGTGATCATCGATAACGACGCCGACGAGCACGATCCGGACAGCTGGAACGAGGTCATGGTCACGAAATGGATGACCGCCGACGACATTGCGATCCTCTACTCGAAGGCCGACGCGGAAATCCTGCGCAACAAGGACAACTCGTATTTCCCGTACGGCTTCGACTCGGTCGACAGCTTCCGCGATCGCTTCGGCGAAACGGCCAACACCGGCGTGTCGATGCCCATGTCGTCGAACATGATGTCGGACGATGACTGGTCGAGCGTACTGCGCAGCGTGCGCGTCGTCGAGCGTCAGCACCGCGTGCTGGACCGCCAGGACCACTTCATCAACGTCAAGACCGGCGACATGCGCCCGGTGCCAGACGGTTGGAGCAAAGAGCGCATCGCCATGGTCTCGCAGGCGTTCGGCTACGAGATCGTCAAGAAGCTCGTCAAGCGCATCCGCTGGACTGTGATCTCGGACAACGTCGTACTGCACGACGACTGGTCGCCCTACAAGCACTTCACCGTGGTGCCGTATTTCCCGTACTTCCGACGCGGCCAGACGATCGGCCTCGTCGAGAATCTGGTCGGCCCGCAGGAACTGCTCAACAAGGTGTCGAGCCAGGAGCTGCACGTCGTCAACACCACGGCGAACTCAGGCTACAAGGTCAAGACCGGCTCGCTGACGAATATGTCGGTCGAAGAGCTGGAACAGCGCGGCAGTGAGTCGGGCCTCGTCATCGAGATGAATGGCGCGCTCGATGAGATCGAGAAAATTCAGCCGAACGCCACGCCCACCGGCCTGGACCGGATCAGCTACAAGGCCGAAGAGCACATCAAGACGATCTCCGGCGTGTCCGACAGCCAGCAGGGCATGGACCGCGAGGACGTGGCCGCGAAAGCGATCCAGACCAAGCGCCAAGCTGCGTCGACGAACATGGCCAAGCCGCTCGACAGCCTCGTCCGAACGGACTTCATGATCGCCCGCAACGTGCTCGATCTGGTCCAGACGTTCTACTCGGAAGAGCGCGTCATGACGATCGCCCACGACAAGAACGGCGGCGGCACCGAGGACATCACGATCAACCACGTGACCCCGGAAGGCGAGGTCGTCAACGACCTGACCCTGGGCGAGTTCGACGTGACGATCAGCTCTGTGCCGCAGCGCGAGACGCTGGAAGATTCGCAGTTCGACCAAGCCGTGTCGATGAAAAAAGATCTGGGCATGAATATCCCGGACGACTTCATCATCAACGCTTCGCGCCTGATGAACAAGAACGCGCTCATTAAGGAAATGGCCGCGCAAGCGAACAGCCCAGAGGCGCAGCAGCAGCAGCAGTTGCAGATGCGTGGCATGCAGGCCGACGTCGGCAAGACCGAAGCCGAAACCGCGCAGAAGAAAGCCGACGCCCAGCTCAAGGACGCCAAGGCCAGCAAGGAAGGTGTGGCCACGCAGAAGGACGCCGCCACACCGATCGAGCAGCCCGAGCAGCAGGACAATACCGCCGAGATCATGAAGGTCCAGGCCGAGATCGCGCTGGCGCGCGAGAAGTTCGAGTTCGAGAAACAGCTCAAACTCGATGAGCAGCAGATGAAGCAGAAAGAATCTGACGCCAAGATTGCACTTGACCGTCAACAAGCAGCGCAGAAAGCAGTAGCAGACCGCGTCGCGGCATCACAAAAAGCAGCATCCCCAACCAAACCCACCGTAGGAGCATGACCATGAACTTCCTGAAAAAATCCCGTTTGCTGAGCCTGTTGCTGGCCGGCCTGTTCGCCTCGATCACCTATGCCGACGGCGACGAAGGCGGTGGTGACGGTGCTGCTATTGCCGCAGCCGCTGAAGCCGCCGCGCTGGCGCGTGGTGACACACTCGGCGACGCCGCGCCCAACGAGGCCGAGGAAGCTGCCGCTGCCGCGAAAGCGGCCGGCCTCACAGACCCGCTCGCCAAAGAGAACGACGAGCTGACCGACGAGGAAAAAGCCGCGGCCGCGGCAGCGGGCAAGACCGACGAGGAAGGGGAAGTTGGCGCCGACGGCAAGCGCAAGGACACGCGCATCCCGCTGGCGCGCCATGAGCAGATTCTCAACCGCACGCGCGCCGAGCGCGACGCCCTGGCCGCGCAGGTGGCGCAGTACCAGAAAGGCACCGTGGTGGCTGACACGAACAAGGTCATCGCCGAGACGGAGACCCAGCTGCTCGCGCTCGAGGGTGAGTACAACAAGCTGCTCGTCGACGGTGAGGTGGAGAAGGCCACCACGAAGATGCGCGAGATTCGCCAGCTCGAGCGCTCGATCAACGAGCAGAAGAACACGCTCGTCTCCGCAGCTGCCGAAGCGCGTGCCATCGAGCGCGTGCGCTACGATACCACCGTCGAGCGCATCGAAGCGGCCTATCCGATCATGAACCCGGACCACGAGGACTTCGATCAGGCCAAAGTGGCCGAAGTCATCGAGCTGAAGACGGCATTTCAGGCCCAGGGTGCGACGCCAGCCGCAGCACTGCAGAAGGCTGTGAAGTATGTGCTCGGCGCCGAGACCACGAAAGAAAAAGGTGCAGTTGAAGTGAAGGCGAAGGTTGAAACGAAGGACGTGGCCGCTGAACGCAAAGCCGCCGCACTCAAGAAAAACGTCGACGCGGCCGCGAAGACGCCGGCCAATCTGGCAGCGGCCGGCTTGAACAGCGACGAGCTGGGTGGCACGCTCACCGCCGAGCGCGCGATGAAAATGTCGCAGAAAGATTTTGCGGCGCTCGACGAGAAGTCGCTCGCAAAGCTGCGCGGTGACGAGCTGTAAATTTTCAGGAGTGAACAACAAAACGGAGCTTCGGCTCCGTTTTGTTTTAAAGGTTGCTTGCAGAAAATTTCTCTGTGACATAGAATCCCACCAACGCGCGAGCACGGGCACGATACGCCTGATACCCAAAACGTCGGTCGAGACGATATTTCGATAGCCGCAGTACCTGTCAAAAAATTTTCTCAACGCATACGGAGGGTAGCCTAATGGCACTCACAAACTTCGGTCTCCTGACCAACGAACAAAAAACCATCTGGTCGATGGACCTGTGGAAGAACGCACGCAACCAGTCGTTCATCGGCAAATTCCTCGGCAATGGCCCCGGCGCCATGGTGCAGCACATCACCGAACTGAAGAAATCCGAAAAGGGCGCCCGCGCAGTCATCACGCTGCTGGCCGACCTGACCGGTGACGGTATCGCTGGCGACCGCACGCTCGAAGGTAACGAAGAGCAGATGCAGACGTTCGACCAGGTGATCCGTATCGATCAGCTGCGTCACGCCAACCGCCATGAAGGCCGTATGGCCGATCAGAAATCGATCGTCGAATTCCGCGGCAACTCGAAAAACGTGTTGTCGTACTGGCTGTCGGATCGTATCGATCAGATGGCGTTCCTGACCCTGGCCGGTATCTCCTACGCCAAGAAGAACAACGGCGCGCTGCGCGTCGGTTCGGACTTGCCGTTCCTGGAATTTGCCGCCGATGTCACGCCACCGACCTCGAGCCGCTTCTTCCGCTGGGACAATACCAACAAGGCGCTTGTCCTGGCCGGCGCGTCGAACGCCGTCACCGCGACCGACACCCTGGCCTGGGAACTGTTCGTCGAGCTGAAAGCAGCTGCCAAGGACCGCTATATCCGTGGCGTGATGGAAGACGGCGAAGAAACGTATCACGCCTTCCTGACCCCTACGGCCATGGCCAACCTGAAGCTTGATCCGACCTACCTGCTGAACTTGCGTTACTCGCAGACCAAGGGCATCAACGACAAGCTGTTCTCGGGTACCTCGGTCAAGATCGACGGCGTCTACCTGCATGAGTTCCGCCACGTGCCGAACACCTTCGGTGCGCCGTCTGGCTCGAAGTACGGCGCTTCCGGTACCGTCGACGGCGTTCAGGTGCTGTTCTGCGGCGCCCAGGCGCTCGGCATGGCCGACATCGGCCCACCAGAGTGGGAAGAGAAAGGCTTCGACTACGAGAACTCGCAAGGTATCTCGTGCGGTAAGATTCTGGGCTTCCTGAAACCGAAGTTCGGCTCGATCTACGACAATGGCACCGTGCAGGACTTCGGCGTCTTGTCAGTCTACGCCGCAACGAAATAATCCAGCTCGATGATCCTCGCTTCGGCGAGGATCGTTAAGATGGCCCAAAACCGGATAAGGAAACCACCATGAATATTCTCGCCTCGCGCGGCGCGCAATACTCGCTGCATCAGCAGTTTTTGTTTAACTTCAACAACTGGCTCAAGGACTCGGTCAGCTTGGCCAACGAGACCCTTGGCTCGACGGTCGCCGCCGCGACCGACCCGGCCACCGTCGGCCTCGTCGGCCCGACTGCGAACACCATCACGTTCGATTGCATTCCGCTGCCACTGGGCGCCACCATCATCGGTGGTGATCTGGTCGTTGAAACCGCCTATGTCGGTCCAACCACCGCGACGATCACGCTCGGTACCGCAGCTGTACCAGCGGCATATCTGGCTGCAACGAGTGTCACCGCCGTCGGCCGCACACCGATCTTGCTCACGACGCCGCTGGCCTCGCTGGATGGCTCGAATGTGCGCATGACGCTGACCTATACGGGTGGTAACGCCACGGCTGGTCGTGTCCGTGTCCGCGTCTCCTACATGGTCGATGGCCGTATCAACGAAGTTCAGATCACCTAATACGTGAGCTGTTGAGTGCCCAGGGCTTCGGTCCTGGGTTTTCGTCTTTTTACGGAGTGCATCATGAACAAATTTATTTCCGATATCGAGCGCTTGGTGCAGACCCGCATCGGCCACACCATTCACTTCCTGGCCGGCGTCGCAACGCACGTTCCAGCCGAGTGCATCGCCGAAATCCAGAAACTCACTGGCATGGAACCTGAAGGCGAGATCGTCGATCAGGCCACCTACGCCACCGTGACTGACGTGTCCATTCGCTTGGATGGCGGTGTCAACACTGGCGAGATGGTCGCGCAGCCCAAGGCTAAAGCCGGTCTCGCTGGCACCACTGCCAGTGGCACGCCGACCGACGACCCAGCGCAGGTTGCTGCGGCCGTCACCGGCGACCCAGTCATCTCGGACATGGACGCCGGTGCTACGGTCCACGCCTCGGGTGTCACCTCCACCGTGACGCCAGACACGCCTGCAGCCGAAGGTACGGGCGTCTCGTCCGAAACCGCCGCGCCGCTGGCTTCGGCCACGGACCAGCCAGCCGCGTAATTTCTCCCCTGTAAAGCGCGGTCTCCGCGCTTTACTTTTATGTACCTCACCCAACCGGAGCACAGCATGAACTTCATCCTGAATCGCGACAAGACTATCGTTTCCCTGCATGGCCATGCCATCGCTTTCAAGAAAGGCATCCCAACGCACGTGCCGCCCGCGATGTACGCCGAGGTGCAGCAGATCGGTGCCATCCCTGAAGACGAGCTTGAAGAAACAGTCACCGTCGCCCCGAAAGAACCGGACGACCCGATTAAACGCAAAGCCCTCATTTACGAAGCCTTCGCTGCCCTGGTGCTCGGCGCCAAGCGCGAAAGCTTCACCGGTACCGGCGCGCCGCATGCCAAAGCCCTGGCCGCGCAGCTGGGCTTCATCGTCGACAGCAAAGAGCGCGACAAGCTGTGGGCCGACTTCAACGCAGAGGGATAATTCAAATGAACAGCACCGATCTGCTCGCCCAGTTCCGTCTCGATATCGTCGACACCGTGGAGCCACAACTGTGGAGCGACGCGGAGCTGCTGCATTACATCGACGACGCGCAGAAGATGTTCTGCCGGCTGGTGGGTGGCATCGGTGATGGTTCTTCCGCACTCACGGTGCTGCCGTGGGACACGACCACTGACTGGCTGGCAGTCAGCCCGCTGATCCTGAAATTCCGCGACGCATGGCAGGTCTCCGATGGCCAGCCGATCGACATCATCAATTACGAGGACATGGCCGCGCGCGGTGTGCGCTTCGATGGCCGCACCGGCATTCCACGCGTGCTGGTCATCGGCATCGAACCAGGTCGCGCCCGCTTGTACCCGTTCCCATCGAACACCGATACGATCCAGCTGATCGTCGACCGCTTGCCCCTGCGCACGATCGACGACGTTGATGAAGTGCTCGAGGTGCAGGACCAGCACTTTACCGGCCTGCTGCTGTGGGCCAAGTCGATGGCCTATGACAAGCAGGATGCCGACACGTTCGACCGCAACAAGCAGCAAGAATTTGAAGGGAAGTTTCGCGCCTACTGCGCAGCCGCCAAGGCTGAGAAGGACCGCGCCAAACACAAGACCCGCGTCGTTGTCTACGGTGGCGGCGCGATCGCCGGCACGGGCCGCGCGCGCGGCGACTATGGCTACCGTGGATATTGATCATGACACCTTTCAAAGTGAAGCTGCAGATTTACCAGGGCAGCACTTTTCGCTGGCACGCCAGCGTCGTTTCCGGCACGACCGCTGCGGCTGTTGACCTGACTGGCTACACTGCCCGCATGCAGGCGCGTGTGGCCATCACCGACGCGATCCCAGTGTTTGAACTGACCACCGAGAATGGTGGCATCACGCTCGGTGGCACGGCCGGCACGATCGACTTGTACCTCTCAGCCGTGGCGACCGCCGCGATGTCGTGGGACACCGCCGTCTACGACCTCGAACTGATCTCACCGACTGGTGATGTGATCCGCTACATCGCAGGCACTGCCACGCTCTCGCCAGAGGTCACGCGATGAGTCCATCGGACCCAGGCGTATCACTCATCGTCGACGCGTCGGCGCAGAGTCTACTTGCCACTACGGGTCCGACGGTATCGCTCATCGTCAGCGAGGTTGACCCGCAACTCATCGTGCTCGACAACCAGCCGCAGCTGACAATCACCGGAGAACCCGGTACGGTCCTCACCGTCGCCGACCGCGGCCTCAGTGGGATCGACGGTGGCCTCGTCAACTATACCGGCGCCATGGACCTCGGTGGTCAGCGCGTGGTGCGCTCAAACTTCGACGGCACCGTGTCGTACGCTGATTCGGCCACGGCCCATGACGTCACTGCGATCGTGGGCTTTACATTGAGCGCGACGCTGGCCGGTCAGGTCGTGGACATTCGTCACGCCGGCACGATCACCGAACCGACCTGGAACTTCGCCGCCGAGCTGCCGGTGTTCCTCGGCTCGAACGGCGCTGTCACGCAAGTGCCACCCGTCGCCGGCATGCAGGTCATCGTCGGCGTGGCCATCTCGCAGACACAGCTATTCGTACGCATTCATCATCCGATCGTTCTCGCATAGGGGCACTACCATGGGTATCTCGTCGACGAAGAAGTTCCTCAAAAATCTGCTCGGTATCGTCACCGAGGAATATGCGCTGACCACATCGGCCGGCGCGGCCGACGCCAATGCAATTCCCGCGCTCAATGCCGCTGGCGTGCTGGACCAGTCGATCGTCAACGCGAAGGTGGTGTCTGCCGGCGCGGGCGACTCAGGCAAGCTGCCGGCACTGGACGCCACGGGCCATCTGGACCAGTCCGTCATGCCGGTTGGGATCGGCGCCGACACTGCCTCGGTGCTGGCCAGCGAAGCCCTGGCCGACGGCGATCTGGTCAATGTGTGGAACAATGCTGGCGTCGCGGCCGCGCGCAAGGCTGATGGCTCAACGACTGGCAAGGAGGCCCACGGCTTTGTCCAGGCTGCGGTGGCCTCTGGCGCAGCTGCCGTGGTCTACTTCGAGGGTATCAATGGCCACGTCGTCGGGCTGACACCGGGCCGGCAGTGGCTGTCGGCCACGACGCCGGGTAAATCGGCTGCTGCCTCACCGACCGGCTCCGGCCAGACCTCGCAGATCGTCGGCTTCGCCACCTCGGCCACGTCCTTCACGATGCAGTCGGAACCAGCGATCTCGCTGGCCTAGTCATGAGCAACGCCCTGATACAGCGCGCCGGATTTATCGTTGAGGCCCTTGCCACTGACACAGTGCGTGTGCCGGGGCCATTCATCAACGGCGGCACCGAAGCCAGTGTGTCGAAGGCCGTCACGGCCACGACACTTTTGACCGCAGTAAATGTTTCCCTACGGTATAATTACTTCACCGGAGCAGCCGGGGCCTCATTAGCCCTCACGTTCCCATCGGCCGCCCTCGCCCTTGACGGCCAGCTCATTACGGTTATGTCGGTGGGCGCCCGAGTCCTTACAACGTATGTCAGCGCTGGTGCGACGTTTGTCGGAGGCGCCGCAACACTGCTGGCTCTGACGCCCTACACATTTCAATTTGATCTAGCCACGCTCGCGTGGTACCGATGCGGATAAAAACATGAATGAAATCACACCCCAGCAAATACTCAACATCGCCCTGATGGTTATCAGCGCGATGGGTGGGTGGATGCTCAAATCGATCACCGACAACATCAAGGCTTTGCAGCGCTCGAGCCTCGAACAGATCGAGCGTACGCAGCGTCTGGAAATCATGGTCGCCGGCCAGTATGTGACGCACTCGGCCCTCGAAAATTTTAGCCAAGCCATCTTCAAAAAACTCGACAAGATCGAGGACAAACTGGACAAGAAAGCAGACAAGTCATGAACGTCCAGACCATCCCAAAGAAAACCTATGTGAAGTTGTGGAGCGTTCGCCTCGGCGCGCTATCGATGACTTTGTCCGGTCTACAGCTGGCCATGCCGATCCTCGACACGACCGTCATCCCGCACAATATGTTCTGCGCCCTGTCCTTCTTCTTCACGTTCCTCGGCTTGGCCTCGCGCGCTGTGATCCAGACTGAGCTGTCTTCGGACGACGATGACTCGCGCCGTGATGATGGCCACCACGACGACTGCCCAAACGAGATGGAGGTGCCCCGTGGCCCAAACGCCCAACCGTAAAAAGGCCGCGGCCGCAACAGCGATCGCCGTGGCACTGGCCGCGCCGGCCGAAGGGCTGCGCCGCGTTGCCTACTACGATCCACCGGGCATCCTGACGGTCTGCTACGGCAGCACGACGAACGTCGACAAGCACAAGGTCTACTCGATCCAGGAGTGCAAGGATCGGCTCAACACGGAGATGATGGGATACGCCGTCATGGTCGAGAAGTGCCAGCCCGGATTGCCACCGAACGTGTGGGCTGCATTCACGGACGCAGCGTACAACCTCGGCACGAAGATCGTCTGCAATCCGTCGCAGTCGACCGCCGCGCGCTTCCTGTACGCCAAGGACTATGTCATGGCCTGCAATGAGCTGCCGCGCTGGAACCGCGCCACGATCCTGGGTGTCTCCGTCGCGCTCCCGGGCCTGACCAAGCGCCGCGTACTCGAGCAGCAGCTCTGCCTGCAGAAAGACACACCATGATGTTCCTCGCCGCCCTATCCGCACAAACCCGCGCGCGCCTGCTCGAAGGTGGTGCCATTGTGTTTGTCCTGCTCCTGCTCGCTTTAGGCTGGCACGAGCTGAAGCTGCATTACATCGACGTGGGTGTGCAGCAGGAGAAAGCAGTGTGGGTTGAAAACACCGCTACTGCAAAAGCCACCGCCGACGCCGAAGAGGCCACGCGCCAAACACAATTCACACAAACCCTGGCCGCATCGGCCGCTGCACGCAAGGAAGAGAAAGACGCATATGAAACTAAAATCGCTGATCTTGAAAAGCGTGCTCGCGCTGGTGGTGTCAGCATGCGCGTCCCAACAACCGCCCGTGTTTGTAATGCCGACGCGGGCGCAGGCGCCGGTATTGTCGCCGGACCTAGCGACGCGCAAGACACCGGACTTATGCCTGCAACTGTTGGCGATATTCTCCACGTCGCCGGAGGTATCGCAGCAAACATGCGGGACTATAACAACCTCGCCGACGCCTATGACAAGCTCGTCGACTTCTGCAACGCCAAGTAAATAGTCACGGTAGTCCCAGCGGGGGTGGGCTGTGAGCGGGTGAACATGCCTACCGCAAAACCCCCGTACCGGCCCCGTTGCGAAAGCTGCGGGGCCATTTTTATAACTGACGCGAGAGATTATGCAAACTCAAAAATACGCCGCATTCGGGGGCATTCGCAACACGCTGAGCAATGAGCGGATCGATCGCGCCGTACGTCAAGTCGGGTCGCGTGATCAGCGCACCGATCTTGTCGAAGCTGACAATGTCGACCTGGACAGTTCGGGCCGCGCCAGCCGGCGCGCTGGCCAGACGCTCGTGATCCCTACTGCTGCCCACTCGATCTGGGCCTCGAACGATATGTGCCTGTTCGTCCAGGCCGGTGTACTGATGCGCCTGAACGCTGACTACACCGCGACGCAACTGGCCTCCGGCATCGGCGACTCGCCCATGTGCTATGAGGACGTAAACGACACTATCTACTGGTCGAACGGCGTGATGAATGGTGTCGTCACCGTGGAAGGTATCGCGCAGACCTGGGGCATGTATGCGCCCGAGTACCAGCCGCAGGCCGTCGGCATTGCCGGCACGCTCGCAGCCGGCACCTACCTGTTCGCGATGACCTACATGCGCAACGACGGACAGGAATCGGGCACTGGGCTGGCTGGCCAGATTCAGCTTGCCGACAATTCCGGGCTGCGCTTTACGTGGGCGCCGCCAAGCGACCGCAGTATCACCAGCGTGGCCGTCTACCTCAGCGAGCCTAACAGCGAGGTGATGTATCAGGCATTCGTGGCACCGGTCAGTGCTGGCGCAGCGTCGTTCACCGGTGGTGCACTGTCGCTGCCGTTGAACACACAGTGGCTCGATGCGCCACCGGCCGGCGACGTGCTGACGTGGCATCGCGGCCGCATCTTCATCGCGAAGGGTGCGTTCTTGTATGCCACCGCCGCGCTCGGCTATGGCTACGTCGACCTGCGCGATTATGTCGCGATCGACAACACGCTGATCCGCTTCGCCATCGCGGTGGACCACGGTGTCTATGTCGGCACCGAGCTGGCTGTCTACTTCCTCAAGGGCGATGCGCTCACTGAAATGACACTCGACTCCGTGACCGAAAGCTACGGCGTCGCCGGCTCGGCGATCCTGGTCGATGGATTTGTCGCCACGGGTGATGAGAAATTGGCCGGCTCAATCTGCGCCATGTTTGCGTCGGGTAGTGGTGTGCACCTCGGCACCCCTGATGGGACGGTCACGAATTTGACTTACGATCGTTTCCAAATTACAATGCCCCGCAGCGGCGCAGCCGTCTTGCGGACTTCTCAAACCCTCACCCAGTACCTCTTGACGATGCACGATTGACCGTCACCTAAACTTTAAATTGGAGAATCACCATGACGTTGCGCCTCTCGGCCGGTCTACGAAATTTCATCAACCAGAACGGCAGCATTCGTGATGCTCTTCAAGGTGGTGAAATCCAGATTTACTCCGGCACCCAGCCGGCCACCGCTGACACTGCCATCTCTGGTACGCTGCTGGCTACCATCACCGACAACTCGGGCGCGCGCACGCAGGAAGTGCAAGCAACCGGTTCGATCACGCTGGCCGGTTCCGCAGGCTCGATCAACTCCGTGACCATCGGCGCCGTCAATATCATCGATACCGCCGTGCCGTTCAACACGTCGCTGACCCAGACCGCAGCCGATCTGGCCACGATGATCAACAATAGCGACTCGACCCCCGAGTACAACGCCACTTCGTCCGGTGCGGTGGTCACGATCATCGCCGTACGCGGCGCTGGCGCGCAGGCCAATACCCTGGCCGTCGCCGCCACGCTGACGACCCTGACCGCGACCTACACCGCCATGACCGGTGGTGTGTCTGCCGTGAATGGTCTGAAGTTCGGCGTGTCCGCAGCTGGTGTGCTGCCGAAGCGCACCACGCAGGTCTGGTCGGGTACCGCGATCGCGGCAGGTACCGCTGGCTGGTTCCGTTTTGTCGGCGCTGTATCGGACCCGGGTACCACCGACTCGGCTGAGGCCACGCTACGTATGGACGGTGCGATTTCGACCTCCGGCGCGCAGCTCAATATGTCGAGCACGACGATCGCCTCCGGTGCTGTGCAGACCATCGCATCGTTCCCAATCACGCTGCCTACTTCCTAATCGGAGAAACGCATGTCAAATGACGGTGCTGTTTCCCTATCACCAGGTCTGGTAACAAACACCGTCACAACCCGGGCAGTGAACCTGCTCGGTATCGGAACGCTGGCTCTTATAGAAGAAGGAAACGTAGATGATGGCACGACGTATATTGCGCTGCCATTTCCAGTATCTTTCAACGGTATCAGCTACACAGACATTTATGTCTGCTCGAATGGCTACATCACATTCGGCTTCTCGGCTACCAATTACTTCGTAGGTCCAACAATACCTGCTGGCCCCACCTTATTTATTTATGGTGGCGATCAGCATTATCAACGCGTGTACGCTGGTTCCGAAGATGGGAACGCGACATTTCGCATACGCTGGGAAGGTAGTTACACCGGTAGTGGCGGCACGCCAGGGGCGTCGCCAAATATCTGGGAAGTCACCTTCGACTCCGCCGGCAATTACAAAATAGATGTCGGCGCCACTGGCAGCGCGAGCGGTGTATCAGCCGTGTCAGACGGTGTATCTGGTAACTACCTGCTGACCTGGGATGCGAGTGCCGGGAACCTGGGCTTCGATTTAACTTCGGCCAAATTGGCAGGTAACTACCCGACCATAGTCGGTACCCTGTCGCAGTCCTTTGCAGCCGGATACTCAACCGACTGGCGCGTGCTTGTCACGGCCTCTACCTATTCTGGTGGAGCGCATGGCAATCGTGTCATGGTTGGTGAATTCCAGTTCCGTGAGGTCGCTGGCACACCGGAACTTTTTGCCACACCCACGCAGGCGTCAAGCTCAGCGAATAATGGTTCCTCCTTCATAGCGTCGTACGCAGCAACGAATGACGGCGGGCCAAATGCCGGTCCCTATTGGGACTCAGGCGACACACCAGCTGATCCACTCTGGTGGCGCTATTCTTACCCTTCACCGGTAAAGATCGCTGAGTACACAATCCAGGCCGATGACGTCGACGGCTATGGCGCGCCGACTGCATTCCAGTTGCAATCACTCGGCATTGATGGCGTCACCTGGACCACCGTCGACACGCGTACCGGTGTAACTGGTTACGGTACCGATGGCGTCAAAACTTTTACACTCGGTCCTGCCAGCAATAGCGGCGCCATCACCCTCACGCCTTTTGACGCGAGTGGTACGTTGGGTTCGTTCGGTGGCGGCGCCGTTCTCACGCCATTCGATGCAAGCGGTGTGATGCTCGTGGTCGGTGGCGCTGTGTCGATCTTGTTCCCGACGTTGGCCGGCACGATGACCAGCACCATTACAGGTGGCGCGATCGGCGCGGCCAACATCGGCGACCCTACCCTATCTGGTACGCCGGTCACGCCTTTCACATTGACCGCTGTCGATCATCTTGGCCCGACGGGTGTCGGTACCGTCAACCTGGGCTATGACGTGAATGGCGACGGCACTGTCATCGGCACTCCATGGCAGTTGTACTCACTACTCAATTCCGGTGTAGCACCGAATATAGGTGACGGTGATATCAATCTGCTGTATCGCATCGAGATTTCTGTCGACGCGCGCATCGATCCGCCAATGGCGCTGCTGCCGTACGACGTGATCGGTGCGATGGGTTTTGCCGGTAGCTCCATAGATGGCGCGATCAGTGTGAGCTTCGATGTCCAGGCCATCGGCTTGACCGGCAACTCAGGCGATGGCCTGATGAGCCTGCGCCCATACGATGCCAGCGGCGACTTCGGCGTGAATGGCGCGGCGCTCATGGCACCGTTCACGCTCAATGCTGCGATGAACGTTGGCGCAATCGGTGCAGCCGTCTCCGAACTGAATGAGTATCAGGTCGCCGGCACCGCGTTCGCCAGCACGACCAGCACTGGCGATGCGCGTATCGGTCTCTACACGTTGTCGACAGTCGCCAGCGCGAGTGTGTCGGGCAATGTTGGTAATGGTGATGTGACGGTGATGCTGATCACCGAGACCGGCACTGGCGGGGCTGGCAATGTCCTGCGCGCCGACATCACTATACCGCTGCTGACGCTCGACGCATTTGGCTATGCAAGCGCCATCGGCACGGCCACGATCTCCGTGCCGCGCCTGCAAGTCTCAGGCTGGATGGAAGGCGCCGCGTCCGTGGCCGCGATTGACTTCACCACGATCGTTGTCAACTCGCGCACGAACGCAGTGTCGACATACAGCGGTCTGGAAGCGAACAGCTTCTGCCAGTTCAACGGTGTGGTCCTGGCCGCGACGCCGAACGGCATCGTCGCGCTGACCGGCGATACCGACAACGGCGCGCAGATCGACGCCCACGTGCTCAGTGGCGTGTCCGATTACCAGTCGTCGTTCAACAAGCGTGCGGTGGCCGGTTACATGGGATACCGCGCCGATGGCAACATGACCGTGACGCTGTTCACCGATGAGCAGAACGAGTTCACCTACAACGTGATCCCGCGCGAGGTACAGGCCATCCATCCAACCAAAGTCACTTTCGGCCGTGGCCTGACAGGGCGTTACTGGCAGTGGAGATTATCCAATGTCCTCGGCGCTGATTTCCAGGTCGAGGGTTTTGAAATGGACATCAACGTTCTCTCTCGGCGTATATGAGCAAAATACCAAATATGATTATCAACGAGCCGGTCTTTACCGGCTCGTTACTTATTCAAATCTACGGTGATGCCGATCTTGGCGCCGCTTACGTCGGCAACGCGCGTGCGCTGCTTGGTGCGTGTCGCACGCAGTTCGGTATCAATGAGCGCATTGCCAGCGGCGAGCTGGGTGGCTTCTACACCCTCAGTTCTATCGAGAGTGATGGCACGCGCATCGTGGTGATCTCGAACAATGGCTTCGATCAGGCCAATATATTCCTGCCCGATGTTCCTCCTGTCGAGTCCAAGGAAGAGCAGCTTATTTATACCGTCGACAACATCAAGCCCTGCGCGCGCGCGGGTGTGCGGTACTACGACAGCGGCACCGCTACTACGGCTGCATTCCCCGGCGTAAGCTATTCGTACACCTACCCGATCCAGAACCCGGAGCCGCCGTACGACGCACTACTTGAGCCAAATGTCGGAGCGCAGCCAACCGCGGCGAATCCGTGCTTTTACCATAATCCGTTGGCTGGGCCATACACAGGATTCTTCTTCTCGTGTCACTTCGGATCGATCGATATAGACGTTCCCGCGATACCTCCGCAAAAAAGTGCGCCGCCCGCCACGCTGCAGTTTGTTGGCGGCGGCCGATTTGGGTACACGCATGCGCTTCAGGGTTCAACGTACCAGCTTACTGTCATAAAGACAGATGCAGACTTCACGCTTGATTCTACTTTGACGTTTCCACCAAGCTCCGTACCTGGGCTCGGCTGGTGGGACGTGTACGGTACAAACAATACCCCGGGATATATCCCTGTGCGCGTTTTTAACTATCAGACCAATGAGCTGACTATACTGCCGCCATTATTTTTTTCGCCGTCCGATATCGAGTATGAACCGAGTCCTTCGACATATTCAGACACGCCAGTGCCGGCGCAATTTCGATTCGATCCAAACTTTGGTGATACTGAAAATCCTATAGATTACTCAGGCGACCAAGCGTTGCTATACGCTGATATTCCCGGGACGCCTGTCTGTATTTCTGGTGGGTCGCAGTGGTACATCGACGGCGACACCAATACGCTGGGCGAAGTACCTGGGCTAGATGCGCAAGGGAATCAACCTGGAAATATCACCTGGACTTTCCCAGCTGAGACCGTCGAACCGACCGTGTGTTTAATTGCCCATGACCGCGCATGCGACTGCATAGTCGGACTGGGCCTGCTTAGTGATTCCAGTGCATTTTTCTTTTTCGTGGTCGATCCTGCGTTATCACCGGCACTGGAAATTTTAGCCGTGCTCGATATCAATGTGGCCGATTTTGAACCGGTCAATGTCCCAAGTCTCAACGCTACGATGCCCTACACATTCATGGCCTCCGAAGGCGTCGCGGTGGTGACGTTCCAATCCGATATCGTCGAAGCCAACACGGGCGCGTTGCGCATTCCCGTGATCGATTACTGCTCGCCGACGGACGATGGCGAGACCACGCAGGACGAGGTGACAGAAACTTACCAGGATGGAAAATTGACACAAGTCAACAGACGTTCGGTAGAATCACCGGGTCTGCCAATACGCAAGTCCTCTCCAAGTTAGGAATTCTCATGGCTTTTATCTCTATCGCTTCGACGCTGGCCGCACCAGCGCCGCCCGCTGCGCCAAAAATCGACAATGGTTCGCGAGACGCTGTCACCTCGGTTTTTAGCTCATCGGGTACGACTGCGCAGACCGCGTCTGATGCGGCCAACACTGCGGTGAAAGCCCTGGCTACATTCAATCCGCTCCTGCCAGCGGTCACTGCGCTGCAGGTCAATATGCCGACGGTGGCGATCCCAGTGCTGGGCGTTGCGCCCATCGAGCCGACGAACATCAACCCATCGTTTCCGAATGCGCCAACTGACATCACGATCGCTGCTGTGCCATCGGTGGACCTGGGCGCCGTGCCCGACTACAGTGTGGCCTCGCCATTCCTCATTGACGTGGACCTGCCCGATCCGCTCTCCGCACTGTTGCCATCGGCGCCGACGCTGAGCGTCGTGGCACTGCCGGTCGAGCCGACGTTCGTGTTTCCAAGCGTGCCGACGCTGAACAGTTTGAACCTGCCGAGCGTGCCAGTGCTCGATATCCCGGTCTTCACCGACATGCTCGGTGACGGACCAACCGCGCCGACAGCGAACTTCACCTACGCCGAAGTCGCCTACAACACCACGCTGCTCGGTGACTTGAACAGCCGCCTGATCGACATGGTCAATGGCGCATCGACCGGCCTGACGCCGGCTGTCGAGGATGCCATCTGGCAGCGCGGCCGCGACCGCGAAGCCCTGGTCTCACAGCGCGCCGTCGACGAGGCCACGCGTGTGTTTGCTGCCCGTGGCTTTTCGATCCCAGGTGGTGTGCTGCTGCGCACGGTGCAGCAGGCGCTGCAAGACAGCATCGGCCGCGATGCTGCGCTCTCGCGCGACATCATGATCAAGCAGGGTGAACTCGAGCAGAGCAATTTTCAGTTCTCGTTCAACGCCGCGATCGGTCTCGAGACCCAGCTCATGAACCTGTTCAATACGGTGCAGGGCCGCGCGCTCGACGCTGCCAAGTTCACGTTCCAAGCCGTGATCCAAATCTTCAACGCCCAGGTCCAGCTGTATCAGGCCGACGCGCAAGCCTTTGGCATCAAGGCCCAGGTATTCCAGACCCGGCTTCAGGCCGCGCTGTCGCAGCTCGAAATCTACCGCTCCGAGCTGGAAGGCCAGCGCCTGATCAGCGACATCAACACGCAGCAGGTCCAGCAGTACACCGCGCAGCTCGACGGTGTGCGCACGCTCGCCGAGGTGTACCGCACGCGCGTCGACGCCGTCAATGCGCAGATCAATGTGCAGCGCACGCAGGTCGAAATATATACCGCACAGCTCTCCGGTTACGACTCGCAGGTCCGCTCGAAAGCGACCGAGTATCAAGCGTATGCCACGCAGGTCCAGGCCCAGCTGACGAAGGTCGAAATGTTTGGCCAGGAGGTCGGCGCGTACAAGAGCCGTGTCGATGCGTACGGCGTGCTAGTCAACGCCAAGTTGTCGGCGCAGACTATGGACTTTCGCCAGCTGCAAGAGTTCCCGCTCGAGGTGTACAAGCAGCGCGTCAACACGTACCAGACCAGTGTCGCCGCCGAGTCGGCGCGCGTGCAGGCGCTGATCAACACGTTCGAGAGCCGCGTGCAAACCTACACCGCCATCGAGCAGGCCAAGACAGCCAACGCCGCCGTGGCCGTCGACTACTCGCGCGCCTTCGCTACCTTGTCGACCTCGGCCGCGCAGATCGCAGTCCAGGCCAGTCAGGCCAATTTGACCGCAGCGGTCAGCTCTAACGAAACCGTGCAGGCTTCTGTGCGCGCCGCCGCGCAGGTCTCCGGACAACTTGCTGCGGCCGCGTTGGCATCGCGCAGCGCGCATGCCTCGATCTCCGACAGCGCATCGAACGGCACCAACTACAGCGTCGGTAACAGCGCAAGTTTTGCGAACAGCAACAGCTCGTCGTGGAGCGACGCCGGCACTGTATCTGACATCACCACACACAAAGGGAGTGACGATTAATGGACAATCTACAAAAAGCCTACGCCGACAAGGCCAAGCGCAGCAACGCGGCAGTGAGCCTGCGCATGGCCGATGGCGGTCAGGTGCAAGGTCCGGGTACCGGCACTTCAGACAGCGTACCGATCCAGGGTTCGGCCGGCGAGTACATGCTGCCAGCCGATACCGTGCAGGCGATCGGTGTGGACAATCTGAACGCGCTCAAGGATGCGACGCACGCCGACGTCGGCCTGCGCGCGCCGGGTATGTATGCGAACGGCGGGCTGATCGATCCGAACGATCCACTGCAGCAGGTCCAGTCGAAGACGCCATCGCTGCGCCAAGTTGGCCCGGGCCTCACGCAAGACCCGGCCACCGGCACGTTCAATCAGGAGCCGCTGCAAAACCCTGGTCGCGAGCTGGCGCGGCCCGCACCAATCCCGACCACGCCGGCTACCAATGTGCCGACCGGTGGTGTGCCATCGACGGCGCAGGACTTGCGCTCGTTCGAGCGTCCGACCGCTGTGCCGCCGTCGACGCCTGCACCAGCAGCGGCCGCTGTCGATGCTGCACCAGCTGTAGCCGAAGCTGCTACGCCGGCCGCGTCCGGACTGGCTGAGAGCGCTGGCCGCACCGTTGGCAATCTGGCCCGTACCGCCGCGCCCCTGCTGCGTACTGCCGCGCTGACCGCGCCTGTGTACGGCTTCGGTGACTACAAAATTAATGACCCAGGTGTGGACTCGTCGGCCTCCGGCGTGATCGGCAATGCACTGCGTGGTAACTTCGCCGGCGCTGGCGCAGGTCTGCGCCAAGGTGCTGTGGAGGCGGGCCTCGACTCGATCTCTGGCATTGCCAAGACAGGCGACGCACTGGCGGGCGTGGTGGGCCTGCACCCAGGGCTGGCGCAGGCGTTCGATGGCAAAGTTCGTGGTGATATTGGCAACCAATTGGTGCCGAATGCGCCCGCAGCCTCTAAAGGGGCTGCAAGCCTTCGCACCCAAGACCCTAGCCAGGTATCATCCGACCCTACGATCGCCCAGCCAGCGCCCGCCTCGCAAGCCGGCGCGGCCTCTACGGCTGAGCCAGCGTTGTCACCAAACAATGTAAATCAGAACGTCGCCAATTTCCAGCAGCAGTATGGTGCCGCCGCACAACGCGCTGGCGACAAACTCGGTGTCGATCCGAAGCTGCTGCTGGCCCAGTGGGGCAACGAAACGGGCTGGGGCAAGTCCGTGATCCCGGGTACCAACAACCTCGGCAACATCAAGGACTTCTCCGGTGGTGGCGTCGGCGCGCGCGACAATGCGACAGGCAGCACTGACAAGTATCGCCAGTTCTCGTCGCCCGAGGACTTTGCCGATAACTATGCCAGCTTGATCAGCCGCAAGTATCCCGGCGCCGTCGGCGCAGGCAGCGATCCGACCAAGTTCACAACGGGTCTGGCCGGCTACGCGCAAGACCCGCAGTACGGCAATAAGGTAGCGGCCGCTTACGGCATGCTCAACGGCGTGCCGGCATCGAACGTTGCTGCAGCCCAAGCGCAAGCAGCCGCATCGAACCCATACCCAACGCTGCGCAACAACCTGTCGCCACAGGCATCGTTCACGAACCAGAAAAACATCGGCGAGGACGGCTTCAACCGTGATGGCACCGTGCAGATGATCTCGGGCGTGAACCGCAACGGTGAGTACGCCGGCTCGAATGCCAACTTCAACTACACGCCCGACGCGATCCAGAATCAGGAGAACGTGGCGAGCCTTCGCAATTTCTCTGCACCGGGCGACAAAGTCCAGGCCGAGATCGAGAACGCCCGCGCACTGCGCGATCAGGCCGCGACCGACCGTCAACGTCAGGCGCTGCAGTTCGGTGTCACGGCCGCGCGCGAACAGGGTGCGCAGGATCGTGCCAATGCCGCCGACCAGCAGAAGCGCATCCAGGATGGCAGCAACCAGTTGCAGAAAGACCTCGAGGCACGCAATACCATCACAGGGCCGAATGGTGCGCCGACGTTCGACGCCAATCAGGTTGGCCAGCAGCGTCAGTATCTGGACGCCGCGATGGGCGAGTTGTCCAAGCACGGCGCGCAGAGCTACGCCGATCTGAACCCGCATGAAAAAGAGCAGCTGCTGGCCGGCTCGAAACTGCTGAGCAAGATCGCACCGGATGCGACGAGCTGGCCGATTCCGTGGAAGCCTGATGCGCTTGGCACATCGAACCCGCTCAATCTGGTGGGCATGAAGCGCTTGCCAAATGGTGATGCGCAGACGCGTGATGGTAAGGTCATCCCGGCCCGATACATCAATAAGAAGAACGCCGACCGTATCGGTGGCGAACCGACCGACGAATTTAACTCGCTGTTCGCGAAGGGTCAATAATGGGCATCATCGACAAGTATCTGGCCGAAGCACCGGCACCTGCGCCGGCAGCTGCTGGCGACTCCGAACTGAGCAAAGGTCTGCGCAGCGGCAACATCAATGCCGGAGGCCAGCTGCAAGCCCTGGCCGGCACGGCCGGCGAGCTGGTTGGTGCCAATGACTTTGCCAAGGCGCGCTATGCAGCGTCCACCGCCGATCAGGCAGAAGCTGCGCAGCCGCAAAACGCCGCGCGCGTTGCCTCGTTCCGCGACATTCACAGCCTGAAGGACGCCTATGACTATGGCACCTATCAGCTTGGCGCATCGGCCGCGCCGCTTGCTGCGGGGCTGGCCACGATCGCTGCCACACGTGGGCGAGTGAACCCGCTCGTGGCCGGCACCGCTGCGGCCTCGCCTTTCACCGTCGGTGGTCAGGTCGAGGCCCAGCAGGCTGATCCGACCCAGGCCGCGCAGAGTGTGGGCCTGCGCGCCGGCACTGCGCTGGCGACCGGCGTGGGTCAGGCCGCGCTGATGAATGCCGTACCGGTGGCCATGGGTGGCAAGCTGATTGGCGCTGGCGAAGGCGCCGTGGCCAGCACGCTGGGTGGGCGCATCGCCACGAATACCGCCGAGGCTGTCGGTGGCAATGCGGTTGCCGGCGCGGCGTCCGAGAAGCTTGGCCAGAACGCGGCCACGACACTGAACCCAAACCGCGATACGTCAGGTGACACCGAAGCACTGAAGGAAGCCGCCGCTGGTGGCGCCATCACTGGCATTCCTTTCGCTGGCCTCGGCGTGGCCGGCGAAAGTCTACATGGCCGCGCCGCGCCGCGCACGGACGGTGTACCCACCGATGCAGCCGCCGCGCCAACTGATGCAGCCGCTGCGCCAAACAATGCAGCGGCTGCGCCAAACAATGCAGCCGCTGCGCCGTCGCCCTTTGAACGTGCCACGCAGACCGGCGCGGCCGCTCCCGAAGGCGCAGCAGTTCCACCTGAAAGCGCTGTGCCAGTACCGCCTGCGGCGAAGACTGGTGCCTCGCTGGTCGACCGTATCAAGAATGCTTTCACGCCGAAGCCTGAAGACGCCGATCTGGCTGACGCGCAGAAAGTCGCTGCCGGCCAGGAGACCGTCGACCCGGCCACGCTGGCGTCGGCCTCGCCCGACCAGCAGGGCCAGCTGCTGCAAGACTCCGACCAGTCGCGTCTGGCCCAGGTCAGCTCGTGGGCCAAGCAGCTTGTCAACGGCGGTGGTCTGAGCGACGACCAGCAGGCCAAGCTGCAACAAGCTGGCGCTGACTTGAGCGACCGTGGCAATCAGGCGCTCGTGGCCGGCGTCAAGGTGGCCAAGGACTTGTCCGACAAAGCCTCGACGATGGCCTCGTCGTTCGTCGACCAGATCACGCAGAAGTACAACGACGTGACCAAGGACAAGACCTTGTCCGACACCGCGCCGGCCGTGCAGGCGAAGATCGCCGACACCATCGCGCCCGCGCTGGCTGACCGCTTCCCACAGATCGTGCAGAACGAGAGCACCCTGCGCATGGTCTCCGACGGCCTGCGCAAGACGATGGCCGTGATGCAGGCCACGGGCGACGTGGACCCAACCACCGCGCGCCAGCTGACGACGTGGTTCGGTGACAATGCGCCGAGCGTGATGTCGAGCCTGCACGAGAGCATCCTCGGCTCGGACGCCACGGATGCGCAGACCACGCGCTACTACAGCGCCGTCA